CGACGTCAGAGCGATGGCGGGCGACCGCGTGCTCTGCGACACGAGCGCCCATCACGCACCCCCCGCCGCGTCCCAGAGCAGCGACGCGAGCCGCCGCGCCTCGTCGCGGTCGAGCACGACGTACCCGCTCTGCTCCCACCCGGCGACGTCGAGTTCGACGCCGACGCGCAGAGCGACACCGGCGCCGACGCTCTCGACGTCAGCGAGCACCGTGCGGACCGGCCGGTACTGCGTGGGCTCGACCGTGAGCCCGAACGTCTCGCCGCCCCGCGGCGTGGTCGTGCTCATGGCGTGTAGCCGAACTGCCGGTCGCGGTAGCGCTGCTCGTCCGCGGTCAGCGGCTCGTCGGCTTCGAGCACGAGCACGTCGGGCTCGCTCATGTCGAGCACGAGCGACTCGTCGTCAGCGGTCACCGTCGCGACGACGGGCAGCCCGACGTTCGCGAGAGCGCAGCGGATCGCCTCTTCGGCGTCGGCTGCGCCCTCGGCGTTCGTCGTCGCTCCCCGCGTGTCGATCGAGACGACGATCGTCACGACGTCGGCCAGTTCGCTCGTGCCGGTCATCGCAGCGCCTCCGCGATCTCCTCGCGCACGGCGAGGTCGTCCGGGTCAGTCGTCGGGTCGAGCCAGCCGAACACCGACCGGGCGCACTCGAAACAGATCGAGTCGTCGCCGACGAGCAGCAGAGCGATCTCGGCCGGCACGAGCGACGTCGCCTCGCAGCAGTGGCAGCAGCCGGTCATCGGATCGGCCCCTCTCGGAACGCCGCCGCGTGCACTTCACGGCCCTTCGAGTTGAGCACCCGCACGACGTGCCAGCGGCCCTTGCGCTCCCACGTGCACGAGTAGCCGCGCTTCCGCAGCAGCGGGATCGAGCGCTCGACGTACTCGCGCACGCTCTTGGTCGTCGAGAACGAGCGCTCCAAGATCGGGCCGGCGTTCGTGTCGATCGTGTAGATGCGCGCCATCACGCACCCCCGAGCCCTTCGGCGAGCGCCTCGTCGAGACGTCGCACCGACACGAACCCGTCCTGCGCGGCGATCGCTCGCGCCTCGTCCCACGAGAGACGCTCAGCGCGGAACCGGCCGGTGGTGTTGTCCTGCAGCACGAACGTCCGCAGCGTCTCGACGTCGCTCATGCGGCAGCCGCACTCGCACGAGCCGTCAGCGTCGATCGGCGTTCCGTTGTCGCAGCGCCCGAACGGCTCCTCGACCGCGGCGACGTTCCATTGCGATCCGCGGCACGAGCACGCGCACGAGCCCCCGGTGCAGCCGGGGGTCCCGTTCGAGCCGGTGTGGTTGCCGTTCGTGCAGTTGACGCAGAGCGTCGTCGTGGCGCTCACGACTGCACCGCCTTCGGGCGCTCGATCGTGCCGTCGTCGTGGGCGACGAGAGCGCTCTCGCCGACGACAGCGGGCCGGCCCTGCTGATCCCAGTTCAGGAAGCACGACGGCGACGCGCTCGGATCGACGTGCTGGTAGCCGCTCTCGTCCGAGTAGCGCACCGGCTGCCCGCAGTCGGAGCACGGCTCGACGTCGCTCTCGTCGTCGTCGAACTCGCCGCGCTCGGCCGCGTCGAACGCTTCGCGCACGACGTCGATCAGCCACGGTCCCCCGAGCCAGCCGCCGTCGTCGCCTTCGAGTTGCGCTGCGTGGTACGCGCGGAACGATGGCTCGTGCAGCAGCCCGGCAGCGTCGAGCGCTTCACGGGCTGCGATCAGATGCGAGAGCGCCTCGTCGAGCAGAGCGCAGCGCTCATCTCGATCGAGTCTCGTGTTCGTGGTCATGGGTTGTCCTCTCATGGGTTGAGGGTCGTCGCTGACCCATCGACAGCGACAGCACGAACTTTACCCGGGTGAACGGCGCTCGATCGAGTCGCTGAGCGCCGCAGCGCTGACGTGCAGGAACGCAGCAGCTCGAACCCGCGAGCGCCCCATACGTCGATCTAGAGGCCTCTGGGGCGCTCTCGTGCGAGCCGCGGCAACGCCTGCAGCACGCACGCTCGACACGCTCGCGGGTGACGCACGTCGAACCCGGCCGACGAGATGTAGACACCGGCGCCGCAGAGTGCTCGAACCGTCTCGCCGGTGCGGGTGCGGCGCTCCGGGCGATCGGGTAGCGCGTGCTGCACCGGCCCGCCCGGTGGCTGCCCGCCGGCTCGACGTCGCGTGATCCCGGTCAGCACGTCAGTCCTGTCCGGCCCAGGCGTGACCCATCCCGGGCCCGACCATCACGTAGGCGACGTTCCCGTCGAGCACGAGGTTCGGCACGTCGTCGTCGTCGTGCTCCGGGTGCTCGGTCACCGTGAAGCGCCCGAGCCCGAGCGACGCGCACGTGCCCCACGACGCCTTCAGCGACGCCTCGATCCAGCCCGTCGCTCGATCGACACGCAGCACGACCGGCTCGTCGATCGCGCCGCTGCCGTCGGTCATCTGCTCGATCGAGCCCATGTCGTCAGGGACGCGCGCTGGCACACTCGCCGGCACGTGGACGTCGCGCAGGAACCGGCCGTCGTTCGACCAGTGCCCGAGACGACCGACGCGCACCCACTGCCGGCTCATCGCTCGACCTCTTCGCCATCGACCCACACGCGCACCGAGCGCCCGGTCGGCGAGACGCTGACCTCGACCTTCACGTCGCCGGCGAGCACGTTCAGTTGGTGGTGGTCGCCGCGACCCGGCCGCGCCTCGTAGCCGAACCACGAGACAGCGAACGGGCCCGCCGGCGAGTAGCCAGCGTCGATCGCACGCTGCACCGCGTCAGAGCGGTTGGGCGGTCGCTCGCCGCTCATCGTGCGATGGCAGGAAGCTGCGCGACCGCGTGCTCGACGTGACGCTGCCACGGGCGCGGCGTGCGACTGCCGAGCGTGCCGCTGTCCATCATCCGCTCGACCGCGCGGTCGCGGTGGACGAACCCGACCGGCAGACCGTGCAGGACGTTCTCGACGTCGGCGCGCTGCAACGTGCGCTCGGTGTCGAGCGTGCACGCCACGGCGTCAGGGCGCGGCGCTTGGGTCGCGAGCCGCAGGGCGCCGTAGTCGTTCGAGACGACGAGCAGCCGCGGCCAGAACCCCGAGCCGCCAACAGCGACGTCGCGCACGTTCTCGACGAGCCGCCAGCGGGTGCCGAAGTCGAGCACGACGTCGCCGGCCGCGTCGGTCACCGCGGCGTGAGCGTCCTCGAGGTCGTTCACCGCGACGATCTCGAACTCGACGTCGCCGGCGAGCGATGCCGCGTCGGGCTGGTCGGTGATCTGCACGACCATCGCCGCGCGGGTGATCTTCGCGATGCCGAGAGCGAGCGTCGTCGTGCCGACACCGCCCTTCGAGCCGTACAGCAGGACGTTGGTCATCTTCACTCCATGGGATGAGCAGCGAGCCCCCAGCGGGCTCGACGTCGAGACGCTACGGCGGGACCCGGCCCGAGCGCCCACGCGAGAGAGCGCCGGCACGCGGCCGGCGCTCTCGTGACCCGTGGACGGGTGAACTGCGTCAGCGCCAGGCGCGGCGCTTCGGCTCGCTGCGGACCGGGATGCGCTCGACGAGCGCCCCCGGGTAGCGCCCGCTGGCGAGCGCGGTGGGGGTCAGGGTCAGCACGCGGCCATCGCTCGTGCGAACCGTGGTCATGGCGTCAGTCGTCGTCGTCATGCTCTGCTGATCGACTGCTCGCTCGTCGAGTTGAGCGGTTCAGCGAATATTTCCGCGGCGACGTCGTGCAGCGCAGCGAGCCCAGCCGGCCACTTCGGGTGATGGCGCACCGGGACCGCGGGCAGCAGCCGCGGTACTGCGACGTAGAACGTCGCCCGGTCCTCGGCGACCTCGATCGACGCCATTCGCAGCCGCTCGACGCAGGTCCGCATCTTCGCCATCTGGCCGACGCCGAGCATCGCTCCGACCTCGGGCAGCGGCGAGCAGACCGGCCGGTCGCTCGACGAGTCGAGCAGTTGGTCGAGCAGCCGTGCGAGCAGCGTCGTCGTCGGGCCCAGCGCCGGCAGCCAGAACCGCTCGACGTAGGACGACTGCACCGGGAACGCCGCGCCGAGACAGCACTCGCCGCGATGCGCCTCGATGTGGAGCGCGGTCACGAGAGGAACCCCAACTCGCGCAGCACCCGGTCGAGCTGCAGCGGCTCGACGATCACGAGCCCGCTCGGCGTCTCCGGCCAGAGCGCCATCTGCTCGACCGCGTACTCGCACCCCCACCACAACCCGAGCAGCACGAACACGACGAGCGCGCCGTGCCAGTTGTCGTGGGCTCGTGCGTCCCGCTTCGCCTGCCAGTGCGTCTCGCGCAGCGGCCCGGACCACGGGCAGTCGCGGATCGGGCAGACGGCGACGTCGCGTCGCACCGTGAGCACCTTCGTCGTCATCGGGCACCGCCCATCCACGAGACGTCCCACGGGTCCTGGTCACGCTCGACCGCGGCTGCTCGACAGAGCGCCACGGCGAACACGACGCCGGCGCTCCAGGCCGCGAGCACGAGCGCTCGCCGCGAGGTCACGACGCACCCCTCGACACGAGCGCAGAGCCCGCGCCGATGCCGAGGTGCTCAGGTGACAGCACCCGGTCGAGCAGAGCGCCGGCGTCGGCGAACCGCGGCCGCTGTCCCCCGGTGAGCCGCTCGAACGTCAACCCGAGGAACCCCGGCGTGCCGCGCACGAGCGCGAACAGCAGCCGCGCATCGACGTCCATCAGCAGCGCGTCGTCGAGCGGCAGCCGCCAGACGTCGCGCCCGAGCCCGCACGCGGCGAGCGCGCAATCAGCCTTCGTGTCGAAGTAGCGGAAGAACGTCCGAGCGCTGACGTCCGCCGCGTCGCTGATCGCATCGACGGTCACGTCGTCGAGCGAGTGAGCCGCCATCACGCCGTCGCGCAGCGCACCGATCAGCGCTTGGCGAGTCTGCTCGTGCTTCCGCTCCCTGAGCCCGGTCATCGCTTCACCCGCAGTCGGGTCGAGCGCAGCATCGCGGCGATCACGAGCCCGAGCAGCACGAGCACGAGCGCCAGTGCGATCACGAACTCGAAGTCGTTACCGGTCGGCGGGTGCTCTCGACGTCCCGGTGGCAGTTGCTCGACGGTCGTCGTCGTGCCGACGCTCGTCGGCGGCTGCTCCGTGTAGTCGTCAGTCGTCATGGTCCCTCCCATGGGATCGAGGTACGAGGCGTGCCAGCGTAGCCGTCGCACGTTCACCCGGGTTAGTGGCTAGACGCGACACGAGAGCGAGCCGGCCCAGCCCAACTCGCTCTCGTGTCGAGCACCGCGGAAGGTGCAGAGCGGACTCTCGGGATCGAACCGAGCCTGCCGGGCTGGACGCCTGGCCGCACCCATTGCGCTCGTCCGCGGCAGCGACGTTAGGCCACGAGCGGGTACGGCTGCGCGACCCGAGCGAGGCGTCGTCGCAGCGCTCGATCGAGCGGCATCGCGTACCGGTGCTTGCCCGGCAGCTCGACCTTCGTGAGGTCGCTCGGCTTCGGGACCTTCGTCATGCGGCCGAACTGCACGACGTAGCCGCTGCCGGTCACCACCCGCGAGTGGTGCAGCTTCCCGCGGCGGTCGCGGTACGCGGTCGCCGGCGCAGTCGTCCCGAGGTACAGCCAGTTCCCCGCCTGGTAGATCCGGCCGACGTGCCCGTGGAACGGATCGGCGAACGAGACGACGAGCCGCAGCCCCGGCGAGTGCCGGCGCAGCACGCGGATCGCCTCAGCGACGATCTCGGTCACCGGCGCCTCGTGCTCCTTCAGCGCGACCCGCACGAGTTCGCAGCACTCGGTCCCCTTCACGTCGAGCGAGCGAGCGAGGTGCGGCGACGCGCCGAGCCCGAAGATCACCGCGCCGACGAACTCGCCGTGCTCCCACACGCCGAGCCGGACGAGCTTCCCCACCGGCATCGTGCGCGAGTAGTGCCACTGCTCGACAGCCCACCGCGCTGCCTTCGACGAACAGCCGGTGACGACGAGCCGGTCAGCCACGCGAGAACTCGTGACCGCAGTTCGGGCAGACGATCGGCGTGCGCTCGTCGAGGCGCGGCTGCTGCTCGGGGTCCTGCTGATCGAAGTCCGGGGGGCGCAGCGACGCGAGCAGGTCGTCCACGTGCGTGCGGTCGAACCCGGTCCCCGCGAGAGCGTCGCGCTCCATCATCGGGCCGAGCATGTCGGCGAGCGCCTGCCGCTCCCAGCCGCCCAACTCGCCGGCGCGGTTGTCCACGAGGAGGTACTGCCGTGCCTGCTCGTCGTTCCGCGAGCGCCAACCGCGAGCGACGTACGCGGCCCACCGCCCATCGTCGAGCACGACCACGCCGTCGGGCGGGTCCGCCTCGCGGTCACGCAGCACCTCGAGCCCGTCGAGACGACCGTGGCCGGCGACGAGTCGTTTCGTGCGCTCGTCGAGAACCATCGGCGCGGCGTAGCCGTGCAGCTCGAACGATTCGAGGATCAGCCCCTCGTCGTGACCCTTCGGGTTCTCCTTCGCCCGCTTGATCGTGTCGAGCGGCATGAGGTCGAGCCAGCGGGCCGGGCCGATCACCTCGTCTGGCTTGATCGCCTTGGCCGTGCGCTTCCGTGGTCGCGTGGTCATCGCGCTCGACGTTAGGTCGATCGCGGCAGCGTTACCCGGTACTCGTGCAGCCCCGGGCGCGCCGGGTCGCGCACGCGGGAATCGACGACGTAGGACCCGGCCCACGGCTGGCGCAGGTCGCGGAGACGAGCGCTGATCGACGCCTCGGGGTCGCCGGTCGCCGCGGCGATCTCGCCCAGCGTGCGCCACGAGCCATCGACCATCAGCGCCAGCACCCGCCGCGCCTGCTCGCCGAGCCGGCGCTGATCCTCCGCGGACAGCGCAGCCGGCGCGCCGGGCTCGGCCGGTTCCGGCGTGCCCAAGAGAGCGAGTTGCTCGCCGGGCGGCGGGCCCGTGGCGACCTTGCGGTCGAGCCCGCGGTCGGTGCACGTCAGGCAGCGACCGAAGCGCTCGATCTCGTCGTCGTGGTCGTGATCGGCCACGACGTCAGTCTCGCCCGCCGCGGCGATGTTCCACGTGGAACATCTCGACGTCGAGCGCTCTGACGCGACGGGGGCGCTGCGCTGTCGAGTAGCGCAGCGCCCCCTCCGAGACGCTCTGGCGTCGATTCTGGGCCCTCTCACGAGCCCCCAGCAGCATCGGTCAGAGCCGCTCGTCGCCGGGCTCGTCGAACAGCGGGCACGCCTCGACGTCGAGTTCGAGCCGCGCCCGGGTGCACGCGACGTAGATCAGCCGCAACTCGCCGGGGCTGAGCGTGCCGCTCTCGCTCTTGTTCGGGTCGGGGAAGTCGCCGCCGAGAGCGACGCTGTTCCACTCCCGGCCCTTGCTCTTGTGCGCCGTCGAGAACACGACGTCGGCGCGGTCCTCTGCGACCTGCCGGTCGAGCGCCTGGCAGATGGCGTTGGGCCCGTAGTCGTCCATCAGGCCGACGAGCATCTTCAACTCGGAGCCAGCGGGGTCGTTCTCGACGTACTCCTGCACCTCGCCCCACGACTCGAAGCACGCCAACTCGCGGTAGTACGTCGGCTTGCCGTCCTTGAGGTCGCGGGCTGCACGAGCGAACTGCACGACGTCGCCGCCGCCCCCGACGAGGTGCGGTCGCCGGCCGGCCTTGATCTCGAACAGCATGGCCTTGACCGCGGCGGCGTTCGTGCGGGTGAGCACGACGTCGGGCTCGGCGATCGGGCCGACGACGCTCGCACCGCCCGCGCCGGTCAGTCGCAGGTCAGCGCCGGGGATGCGCGAGAGCACGTCGTTCGCGACGTCAGCGATCTCCGAGCCGAAGCGGAACGACTGCGTGAGGAACACGCGCTGTTGAGACGGGACCTTGGCGAGCGCGTTGACCGCGCCGGTGAACTCGTAGATGGCCTGCTGGCTGTCGCCGACGAACACGAGTTGGGTTCCGTACTGCTCCTGCGCGGCGACGACCGCGAGCATGACCGGGTTGGCGTCCTGCGCCTCGTCGAACAGCACGAAGTCGGCGTGGATGCGCGGGTCGGTCAACTGCCACGCCTTCAGGTAGTGCTCGTGCTTGTACGGGAGTCGCCCGTCGGGGTCGAGCAGGTCGCGCCACACGCCGGCGAGATGGCCTTCGAGGTGCGCGGCCACGCGGTTGTTGTTCTCGAACGTGCGAGCGCCGGTCGCGTCGGGCGGGTCGATCCCGTCGATGTACGGGAAGTGCCGCGCCGTGGGCTCGCGGTCAGCGCTCTGACAGAACCGCGTGATCGCCTGCATGAGGTGACCGGCGAGGTAGCCCGCGGCCATCGGCTTTCGCTGCTCGCCGTAGGTGACGACGAGCGGGTCGATCCCGATCTCTCGTGCGAGTTGCGTGGACTTCATCCGACCGGAGTTGAGCCGGTGCGAGAACTGCCGGCCCACCGCCCGGAACGCGAGCGAGTGCGCCGTCGAGCACGTCACGTTGGCGGGCATCTTCTGGCCGGCCTCGACCACAATCGCCTTGTTGAACGCGAGGTACTGACCGCGCCCCTTCGTGACGTAGGTCGATGCTGTCTCGGCGAGCAGTTGCAGCGTGCTCGTCTTACCGGTCCCGGCTCCTGCCTCGATCGCGAGGTTGTCGCCGAAGCGGAACAGATCGAGTGCTGCTACCTGCTCGCTCGTGGGTGTGAACGTGCTCATCTTGGGTCGCCTCCTGGCGCTGTCTCATGGGAGCGCCCAGAGTAACCCCGGTGAACGACGCTCAGCGAGCAGCGTCCTCGTCGGGCTCGTGAGCAGCGGAGACGTACTCGCCGCACCAATCGTCGTCGTCCACCTGCTGATCGTGACGCATCGCCTCGCCGCCGATGACCAGCGTGTGGGGCGGGTAGCGGTGGCAGTACCGCACGGCGACGTCGCGCTCGTTCCCGGCGCTGTCGAACTCGACGATTGTCAGCAGGGAGAACTCGCACGTGGCGCACGAGTCGCCTACAGCACGTCGAGCAGCCACCCGACCCCCTTCACGATGAGCACCCACGCCGCGGCGGTGAACGCCCCGATCCAGCACCACGCCGCGGCACGCGTGTGGTCGAACCGTCGAGACGTCATCGCCGCTTGGCGAGCACCTTGTGCACCGCGACCGGAGAGCAGCCCGCAGCCTTCGCGATCGCGGCCTGCGTGACCCCGCCCGCCTGCAGCTCAGCGAACAGGTCCGAGCGCTCCCGTTGCAGCGCTTCGAGACGTCGAAGCTGGCGGGCGATCGCACGCACCCGGCGCAGCTTCGCCTCTCGTTCCTCGTCGGTCACCGTGCCGACTTCTTGGTCGAGCCGCGTGCTCGACGTCCCTTGCTGATCGGCGTCGGCTTCGCCGGCTCGCCCTCAGCCTCGGCAGCCGCCTTCTCGGCAGCGTCCGCGGCGACCTCGCCGTCGCACGCCGGGCAGCCCTCGCGCAGGCCGTCCTTGTGCTGGCCCTGCCCGTGCTCGACGAGCAGCGCCTCGTCGTCGAGGTTGTATTCGCCCTTCGCCCGGCGCGCCTCGGTCTCGGCCTTCGCCTTCGCCTCGGCGATCTTCTCCCGCTGCGCGGCCAGCACGTCAGCGACGAGCGCGCCATCGACGATCGTCGAGGTGCCGGCCTTGAGGCGGTGCTCGCGGATGAGCAGCGTCGGGGCGTCCTTCAGCGGGCGGTGGCTCACGAGATCGATCTCGCCGTGGATGACGACGAACACCTCGTCGCCGTGGTGGAACTCCTGCGGGTCGATGGCGAGCGCCTCGCTCAACCCGTCGCCGGCGTTGCTGACGCTGATCGTGGTTCGCACCACGTCCTTGCCGTCGAACTTGGAGAGCTTCGAGGTGTCGGCCTGCGCGGCTGCGCTGTCGAGTGCCTTGTCGGTCATGGTCGCGTGGCTCCTGAGTCGAGGGATAACTAGAGGCGGGTGAACCCTAGAACAGCGGCGGTTGGTCCGTGGCGATGAGCGCCGGCCGCTCGAACTCGACGTGCTCGTGCAGCACTCGCACCCATCGCCCCTTGTCCACGTTCGGCTGATCGTCTCGGCGCGGACGTCCGTCGGTGTGCTTCCACTGCCGGCCCGGCGACGTGCTCACCTGCTCGAACCCTGCAGCCCGCAGCGACGCGCCGTGCTCGCTGTCGAGCGTGTAGGTCTGCACGATCTCGAACCCGAGCGCCGCGCCGCCGCGAGCGCAGTGGCCGTACAGGAACGAGCACGCGTTGCGGGTGCCGTCAGTGACGCAGCGGACGACCTCGAGCACGAGCCCCGGGTCGTGCCAGCGCGAGACGGGCCGGCCGGCGATCGCCGCGCCGACGAGAGCGCCGTCGTGCACGACACCGATCGAGAACCGGTGACCCTGCGCGGGCTGGTGGTGGCGGTGCCAGCGAGCGACGAGCGCGTTGGCCTCGTCGAGTTCGAGCCGCACGACGTCGAGCGTCACAACTCGAACGGGTCGTCGTCGTCGGGCTCGTCGTCGAGCAGCAGCGCCACGACGTCCGGCCAGTCGGCCGGGTAGACCACGAACGCATCGACGCCAGGCACGGTCTGCAACCGAGCGACCCACTCCTCCTGCGCGAGCGTCGGCACCTTGTAGGGCATCTTGAGTTCGAGGAACACGAGACGTCCGCGCTTCGAGCAGCACAGGTCGGGGAACCCGGGCGCGGTCGCGTTGGTGCGCCACGACCCGTCGCGCGTCTTGGCGCGGTAGGTGAAGTTCACCCGGTACCCGAGGCACTCCGCGAACGCGGTCACGTGCTTGCGGAACTCGTCCTCGTTCCGCCAGCGCTTCGGCTTCGAGAGCAGCCGCACGCGGCGACGTGTCGCCTCGTCGAGTTCAGCCATCGTCGCTCCAGAGCTGCCCGTCGCCGTCGAGCACGCCAGCGCCGCCCGCGCGCCACTGCTCCCACGCTCTCGTGATCGCGCCGCTGCCTGGGAACATGTCGTCGAACTCGTCGTCGGGCTCGACGCCGCACGCCTGCAGCGCCCAGCGCGTGACCCGCTCAGGCTTCGCGCCGACGAACCCGCGCCGCAGCGTGATCCCCTCACGCACGCAGTCGCCGCCGACGAGCGTCTCGGCCGGCGCCTCGATCCAGTCCCGCATGATGACCGGCCCGCCGATCAGCGCCGGGCGCGCCGGCGAGAGCACGATCGGTTCCCACGCGTAGGCGAGCGGGTTGTTCGGCTTGAACGACGCGAACGGCTTGACCCACGAGGCCACCCGGTACTGCGCGCCGGCGCGCTCTGCTGCGTCGAGCACGACGTGCAGCGTCGTCGAGGCGGTGTGCAGCCACCACCCGTCGTACTCGCCGACGAGACGTCGCAGCAGCTCGACGTGATCGACCTCGCCGCCGTAGTCGGGGTGGTCGCGGTACAGGTGCGCCATGCCCGGGTAGGGCGGGTCCGCGGCTGCGACTCTCACGAGTGCGCCAGCCGCCACGTGCGCGACGACAGCGCAGACCATTCGGGGTCCCCCTCCCGCACCACCAGGTCCGCCCGGTGAGCCTCCACCGGGTACGCCTCGACGAGCATGTTGCCCTCGTGACACGACACGAGGACGTTGGCCCGTTCAGCAAGAGCGCCGCTCGCGCTGCGCTTCCTCCGGTGGTGAAGTTCGTCGCCGCGGTGCGGCGACGAACCATGTGGGGTGGGGACCCCGAAGGCTTCGAGACGAGCGCACACCTCGCACGCGCCGGGCAGCAGCGCAGCGCGCAGCGCCCGGTAGGCGCGGTCCTCGTCGGCTTTGTTGAGCGCTCGACGTCGCACGCTCAGAACGACTCGCCGGCCGGCGCGGTCGCCTTGTCGGCTTCGAGCTTCTTGATCGCGTCGGGCCCGCAGACCTTGCACGACTTGCGGTGGTGGTTGCGCCGGTAGCACCCAGCGCGCCAGCGGTCGTACATCGTGCGCCGGCAGTCCGGGCACGGGTAGACCGCCGTCTCCCACATGAGCACCTGCCGACGTCGCTCGGCGTACGCGTAGAGATCCGCTTCGAGCGTCTCGTCGTCGCTGTCGAACTGCTCGACCTCAGCGGCACGAGCCTGCAGCGCGGCGAGTTCCGTGGCCAGGTCGCGCCCGCCCTCGACGACGCCGGCCGCGTACGCGGGGGCGACGGTCACCCATCCGTGATCGCACGTGCAGTTCGGGTCGTAGAACGACCCTGCTCGAGGACGACGCTGCACCTGCCCGGTCGGCACCGGCAGTCGCTCGGCCGCGGTGACGTCGATCTCGGCGAGCAGCGCGGCGCGTACCGCGGGCTCTCGTGCTTCCGCGGTCGAGCACGCCGGGCAGTTGAGCGCGCCGCGGTGGTGGTCGTGCTTCGGGATGAGTTGCTGCGCTTCCCGCAGCCCGCGAGAGACAGCGCCCCAACGACTGCCGGCCGGGTCCGTCTCGACGTCGGGCTCGACGTGCTCGGGCATCGCGTCGAGCACGACAGCAGCGCACTCGTCGCGGAACCGGGCGATCGTCGGAGGCCAGTCCTCAGTGAGCACGAGACGACGAGCAGCGTCGAGCCCGACGTCGCCGGTGATCCCGCGCGTCGCTTCGGCCCACACGTGCGCGGTGTAGTCGGCGACCTCGAACCGTGTCGGCCACGCGCTCTCGAACAGCACGAGCACTCGGGCTGTCTCGTCGGTGTTCACGTGCGACCTCCGTCGTCGAGTTGCTCCTGCCGCTCTCGCTCCTTCGCCTCGCGGTACCAGCGGTCGAGGTTCGAGCGACTGCGCTCAGAGCGGGAGCCAGTAGCCCTACCACGGGGCGCGGGCTCGTCGTTCCAGCGCTCGTCGCGCAGCCAGCGATGCGGGTCGAGCGTGTACGGCGAGCCAGGCGGTTTCTCGATCGCGTACCGCGCTGCCGCGTCGATGAGCACTTGCGGGTCGGCGCGCTTGATCGCGGTCGCCCACTGCGCTCGCGCCTGTTTCTTCGCGACGTGCTTCGGGTAGGCGCGCCAGAACTCGTCGAAGCGGTCGGGCGACTTCGCGATCGGCTCGACGTCGCGCGCGTTGGATCTCTCCGTTGCATCTCCCGTTGGAAAGAGAGGTGCAGCCGCGCTCGATGGGACCGTTTCTGATCCTGAGCGGGACCGTTTCGCGTCGTCAGCGGGACCGTTTGCCGCGGGGGAGGGGTCCCGCAGCGGGACCGTTTCTGATCGCGGCAGCCAGTCGTCGTCGAGCACGCCGGGGATCGAGTAGACGGTCGCCATCCCGCGCCCGCCGCCTTGCTCGTCGATGACGACGTACCCCAGAGCGACGAGTCGATCGAGCGCACGGAACACGGTCGAGCGTGCATACCCGCTCGCGTCGATCATCGCCGCGAGCCCGGGGTGCGCGTTCTGGCCGTCGCGGTTCGCAGCGTCAGCGATCGCGACGAGCACCGCCTGCGCTGTTCGATCACGCTCGACGCCGACGCTCTGCGCCCATGTCGTGCACGGGCCGTGACGCAGCACCCACCCGGTCGCCTGCCCGCTCACGAGCGCCCGCCCCGCCATGCACAGGGTTGTTCACAGGCTGCGGATAGCGTGTCGGCCATCGGCTCGACCTCCATCGTCGTGCTCGATACGACGACCCGGGAGCCGCACGCTCTCGGGTCGTCCTGCGTCTGGGCTCGTCGAACGTAGCGCGAGTGCACGGCACCCGCTGGGAGGCGCTCAGAGAGCGATCTACGGGCCGCTCAGGGCAACGTGGCCGCGAGCACGACCGCGCCGACGAGCAGCAACAGCCCGAGCCCGACGCACGACCACGAGAGCCTGACGAGCTGCTCGTCGGTCCGCCCGCCCGCGTCGAGCATCCCGACGATCGTCAGTCGAGCGAGCACGGCGATCGCCAGCGACGTCACGCCGCCCAGCACGAGCGCGGCAGCGATCAAGTCGAACCCGCTCATCGGCGCATCGGCGGGAGGCGCGGATCGTGCACCGGGACGAACACGACCCGCTCGGGCTGCTCGTGGTGGACGGTGACGGTGATCGCCGGCGAGCGCTCGACGTGCGTGTCGCGGTCCTGAGCGAGCAGCACGAGCCCTTCGAGCAGGTCCGACACCGACGAGTCGTCGCGGCCGGCGCGCTCGTGCAGCCAGTCCCAGCACTCCCGCGGCAGGTACACGCCGCGCCGCTCGCGGCCTTGTGCGTCGGTCGTCACCGCGAGCCCTTCGCGGTCGGGCACGGCCAGAGCTTCCGGCACGTGACGCAGAGCGCCGGCGCGTTGTTGCTGATCGACAGCCCGACGTGGACACCTTGCCGCTTCAGGTCGTGGCGCATCGCGTCGATGCGCGCTCGCACTTCGAGGAACCCCATCGGGCGCAGCGGTGCGAGGTACGGCCACATCGACCGGCACGCTTCCTCGACGTCGCGCCCGAGCGCGGCGAGCACCGGGTCGTTCCGCTCCATCTCGACGAGTTCCTCGTGGATCGAGTCGAGCCCGTCCGAGCACGGCTGGCACACCGGCGCGCCCCACGTCGTCGTCGCCTTGCGTCGTCCGCAGAGCGTGCAGCGGTCGTCGCCCCCGCTCACCGCGGCGACCCGTCTGGCAGCGTCGGCGGGAAGATCAGCGGCGGCTCGGGGTGGTGCTCGTCGATCAGCACGCCGCCGCGCTCGAACCGGGCGCGGTTGGCGATCGCGTCCGTGGCACCGGCCCAGCCGCACGAGCACTCGACGTACGGCCACGTCTCGCCGCCGTTCTGCACGACGAGCACGAGAGCGCACGCCGGGCAGTGGCCGACGATCACCCGGGCCGGCTGGCTGATCCCCCGCGGGTAGACGTTCGCCCGGCTCATGGCGCGCTCGGCCCGGTGACGTCCTGCACGCGCTCTCGCTCCATCTCGTCGAGCACGACGAGCACGTGGTCGATCGCGTCCCAGAGCGTCGGCCACTCGGCGCGGCTGCGCGACATGAGCGACCGGTGGTAGTGCGGTGCGCGCCCTTCGACGCGCACCGCCCTCCGCAACTCGTGGCACGCGGCCTCGAGGATCGCCGGCGACGTCACGTCGTCGTCGGCTCGTCGCTCGCCGGCGCGTCACCGAACGTCGCCTCGCCCTGCTGCGGCTCGCTCGATCGCAGCAGCGACTCGGCCGGCGCGAGCCGATCGAGGCCGTTGCGGATGAGGTGCTCGGCGAGCAGTCCCGGTCCGATCAGTCGAGCGTCGGCCTCCTTGCGGAGTCGCTCGACCAACTCGACGTCGATCGAGACGCTCGTGCGCTTCCGATCGCCTGCTGGCTGCTGTCGTCCTGCCATCACTCGTCTCCTTCTTGGGTTGCTTGCTTGATCTCCGCGTCGGTGACCTTCACCCCCGCGTCCTTCGCCCGGTACATCGCGAGACGCCGGCGCACCTGCGCGTCGGTCCCGTTGCGGCTCTTGCCGCGCTGCCCGAGTTCCTCTCGCACGTCGTGATCGCTCAGCGTCGCCACGTCGTCGATGATCGTTTGCACGACGTCGGCGACGTCGCCGCCCTCCGGGCCGGGCGGGTCCGAGAGCGTGCCCTGCACCGGCTCGTCGCCGGCCGGCTGCTCTGGGGCGCTCTGAGCGCTCTCGTCGTTCGACGTGCTCTCGCTCGCCGCGTCGCTCTCGGGAGCGTCTGGGGGCGATTCTGGGCCCTCTGGCGGGCTGTCAGCAGCACCGGCCGCGGGTGGCTCCCACTCGCCCCACTCGCCCTTGCGGGCTCTCGACTCGAACGACGACACGAGCGCGTCGGCCTTCGAGAGTTGCTTCGCGAGCAGCGCCCGCAGCGGCGGCAGCCGCGGCCCGGCGTCGGTGTCCTTGCCCTCGGTCCACATCGCGACGAGCGCAGCGCGCCCGTTCGCCGGCAGCGAGTCGATCCGCGCCTTGAGCGCTGCACGCTGCTCGTCGGTCGCTTCCGCGGGCGGCTCGGCGGGCGGGCGGTTGTGACCGCGCGGCGCGGACGTCCCCGGCACCGGATCGGCGTGGCCGATCACGTCGATGATCGGCTCGCCCTGCTCGTCGGTCTGCGCGCCCATCTCGTCGGGCGAGTACAGGCCGGTCCCGACTTCGCCGAACACGTCGTCGAGCAGGTAGCCGCACGCACGCCACGAGAGCATCCGCTGCGGGTACGCCTTCCAGTTGTGCTTCTGATCGAGCGTGATCGTCGAGCCGCCCTCCTTCGCCGGCACCCGAGCAGCGTCCTCAATCGTGAACGTCGAGGAGTGCAGGATGCCGGGCTCGTCGTTCCGCTCGCCGTGCCACGTCGCACGCGTCGCGTCGTTCTCGCCGTCACGCTTCCCGCACCGGCACAACTGCTCGCGCTGCTCACCATCGACCATCACCATGCGCGGCGCCTGGTGCGGGTACACGTTGCCGATGCCCTGCTGACGCACCATCGCGAGCTTCACCTTCGGCGAGAGCGTCACCTTGCCCTCGATCACGTGGAACTCGCGCATCGCAGTGGTCAGCGCCACGCCAGTGTCCCGAGCGGTGAGCAGCACGAGGAACACGTCGTTGGGCTTCCCGCGCAGCGCGGCCGGCACCGCGGCCGCTGCGCTCAGCGTCACCGCGAGTTGTGCGAGGTGGTGCATCTCGTTCTCTCGCGGCACGACCGGCAGGTCGGTGCCAGCGATCAGCACCTCGTCGGCCGGGCGCGTCTGGCGCACGAGCGACGTCGGCTGCACGCTCTCGGGCTGGACCGGCTGCTGCTCGACGACGTGCTCGTCGTCGTCGCTGCGCCCCTCCTGCGCTGCCTCGTCGGGCGCGGCGGGCGCGCTCGCTTCCTGCTCTTGCTCTGCCATCGTCATCGTCCCTCCATGGGATGAGGTTGTGGACGAGCGAGTTTACCCGGGTTAGCGCTCTCGCTCTTGATCCATGTACGGCCCGGCCGTGACCTACGCGGGTTCGACAGCAGCGTCGATCCGCGCCGGCTCGACGACCACGCCCGGCACCGGCTGCCCGGTGTCGGCCCACACGACGACTTGCTCGACCACGCGAGCGTCCTCGTCCTCTTCGGCGTGCTCGACCGCGACGACGCGCTCGTCGATCCCGTCGTCGATCGTGAACTCGACCGGTGGTTCCTCGTCGCCGAGGATCGTCACTGCGGCACGCTCGCCGCCAGCCAGCTCGAGGTCGAACGTGCGCTGAGCGATGCGCTCGACGATGCGGACCCGCTTCGCCAACTCCGTCGCCTTCGCCACCGGCTGCGGCTGCGGCGGTACCTCCACGACCGCGGCGCGGTCGTCGTCGTCGAGGTTGTGGATCGCGGACACCGCCGCGGCTGCTCGATCGACGACCTTCGGGCGCGCCTTGCGCGACGTCGTGCGAACCACGCCGCTCGGCAGCGTCAGTGTCGCCGGCCCCTTCGGGTCGCGCTCTCGCTCGTCGAGCGCCCAGCGGATCAGCGCCACACGGAAGAACGAGGCGCGTGCGCTGACCTTCGTGGTCATCGCCTCGTGCCAGGCGTCGATCCGCGACTGCCACTCCGCGGCCTGCCGGGTGATCTCGTCGAGGTTGCGCTGATGGTCGGCGAGCTTCCGCATCGCCCACTCGGCAGCGCCGACGTCGGTCGGGTACCAGCGCGAGATGCGGTGCACGTCGTCGAGACGCTCGCCGCTGACGTCGAACCCGCTCGCCTCGTCGGCCTCGACGTCGAGCGCATAGTCGAGCGCTGTCTCGTCGAACGGCTCGTCGTCGAGTGCGAGCGCGGCGGGGATGGGTGCTTCGAGTGCTGTCACGTGATCCCTCCATGGGAAGTCGGGACAGCGACACTAACCCCGCTCAACAGCGAGAGCCCGGGGCGCTCATCGCCTCCGGGCTCTCGACTGCTGCTCTTGCTCGACCGGCCTCCCATGAGAGGCGTCCGGGTGGACAGCGACCCCGGCCGGCCGAGCGATCGAGGACGCTACTCGACGAGCGGGCGCGACGGCTGCTCGTCGCCGAACGGGTCCGGTCCCGGGTCGCCGGGGTCGTCGTGATCGACGTCGATCACCTGCTCGCCCTGCCGCGGCTCGAACGCTTCGAGCGTCGCCGGGACGTACTGCGACAGCGCCTCGGAGCGACCCTCGTCCTTCGCCCGGTCGAGCTGCGCCTGCAGCACCGGGAGGAACGACTGCTCTCGCTGCTCGTTCAGCGCTTCGAGCCCGGCGACGTCCACGCTGTCGGTCTTGGCCAGCAGGCCGGCGATGCCACCGGCAGCCGCGGACGCGAGCCCGACGAGAGCGATCGACGTCTCGTTCGAGAGGTTGCCCCGGTCGGCCAGGAAGATGAGCCCGCCCACGCAGAGCAGCGCGAGCAGCCCCAGCAGACGGACGACGGATTGCACGGTCGCGCGGTCGGTCATGGGTGCGAGCGTAGGCGGCTACGGGCCCGCAGCGCAGAGACGCTCGAACTCGTCGCGGTCGTCCCGGCTCGCCGCGCTGACGTCGGTTAGCAGCTGCTCGGCCGCGGCAGCTTCCATCGCTGCCGCCTCGACCTGCTCGACGTGCTCGTCGCCGGCGGCGATCGCTTCGGCCAGCAGCAGGACCGCTCGCTGCACCGCGGCCTCGTCGTCGTTCAGCAGCCCGGCGATCAGCCCCTCGGCGAGACGAGCGTTGGTCTGGAACGTCTCGACGGTCACCGCGGCCTGAGCATCGACCAACTCGGTGCGCTCCTTCGACGCTGCCGCGGCGAACTGGCGGATGCACCGGTCGTCGCTGAGCCCCTGCACGATCGTCTCGCTCTGCCGGTCGTCGGCCTTCTGGGTGAGCACGAACAGCAGCGACACCGTTCCGAGCGACAGCAGCACCGCGGCGACCGGCACGACGACACGTCGCCAGCGCAGGAGCCAGCGCCAGGCGCGGTCGAGCCCGAGCCGGCGAGCCCACGGTGCGAGCGCGGCGGCGACGTCGCCGCGTGCACGAGAGAGGTCAGGTGGGCGCATCGGGGGGTCCTGTCGTGGGGGGATGAGCAGACGGCGGCAGCGGCGCGAAGTAGTCGGGCTCACCCGGCAGCGGGGGCACGACGATGCCGTGCAGGTTGAGCGCTCGACGCAGCACCGCGACCGCGTTCCACGCCTGCGACTCGGAGCGCTCGGCGCGCTCGACTCGACCCTCGAGCGCCTCGATGCGCTCGCGCAGCCCGATCATCTCGTTCCGGTACGGGCCGAGGAAGTCGCGTTGGAACAGTCGAACGAGCTTGAACAGCCCAGCACCACCACCGCCCACGGTCAGGAAGATGAGCACGCTCCGCACCCATTCGAGTTCGGCCATCCGCTACCCGCGCACGTAGCGGCGCAGCGCCGCAGAGCCCTCGACGACGATCACCGACAGCCCGCCCATGACCCACAGCACGAACCACGTCAGCGCGCCGCGCAGCTCGTAGGAGCGCGGCTGCGGGATCGACGACCCGTCGAGCAGCAGCGTGACGGCGCGCCCGAGGGTTGGGATCGTCATGGCCACGGCCCAGACGATCACGAGACGTCGCACGAGCAGCGAGGCGAGCCCGAGCACGCCGGCCGCGACGTACAGCCAGCGAGCGTCGTAGGTGAGCGAGAACAGTTCGCGGTCGGCGTTGTCGAGCGTCGCGCCCGTGTAGATGAGCAGCAGCGACAGCGCGCCGATCCCGATGAGCCCGAGGGCGCTCCCGGCGCGGTGCGGCTCGACGCTCACGACTGCTCGCCGTCCTCGGGCCCGACCTGCACGGCGACGTGCAGGTCGGGCTCTTGGCCGAGCGCCGCGAGGACGTCCGCGACGATCGCCTTGCGGAGCGCCTCGTCGCGTCGAGCGAGACGTCGATCGAGCCAGCCGAGCGAGCCGCGCAGGTACTTGCCGCCGCCGCGCTCGCCGTAGTCGCCCATGAACATGGAGCGCACCATCTTGGCGAGCGTGCCGCCCTCGGTCGCGTCGTCTCGCCCCTCGGCGATATCGACGAGCAGCGCGTTGGACACGCCGCGCAGGAGCTTCCGGTCCTCGTCGGTGAACATGTCGTCGTCGTCCTCCGGTGCTGGGGGTCGGGTGCCGCGAGCGATGCCCCACGGCGCGGTCGAGTCGAAGCCGGCCGGGTCGGTGCCGACGCTCGTGTGGACGTGCTGCGTGTGGCCGTTCGCCCCGGTGTACGGACGCCACCGCCACCCGTGCTGCGCGCTCGCGATGCGCCGGTTCCAGATGACGTACCCGTTCGGGTTGAGACGTCGATCCCCGGCGAGCCCGAGGGCGCGGATGCGCTCGGCGTAGGCGTCGGCGTCGATCCCGCTCGCGGTGACGTCGAACGCTCGCACGACCGGCGTCGAGCCCGCGCCGGGGTAGCGCGCCGGGTTGTGGTCGCTCTTGCGTGCCGAGTGAGCAGCGTCGCCGAGCGTGCCGTCGCTGATCTTCGAGCGACCCGGGTACTCGGCATCGACCTCGGCGCGCAGCACGTCGAGCGCACGTGCGAGACGCCAGTCGGCCATGCACTCGACTCTAGGGGCCGACGTCGCTCAGGTTGCGAAGGGGCCGATCCACTGCAGGCTGAACGACTCGACGGTCGCGTTCAGAGCGACGCTCGACAGCGAGCGCACCTGCACGAGATCGCCCGCTTCGAGGAACAGCGGCCGCGACGCTGACCCGACGAACACGCCGGTGGCACCGGTCTGCAGGTCGAGCACGCCGCCCGGGGTCCCCGGAACCTCATTGATCGCGAACCCGATGAACCGACGACCCGCCGCGGCGCTCGTGTGGCTGATCGTCGCGTGGGCGCGGAAGCGGGCGCGGATCAGCACGCGGATCGCTGCGATGCCCGACGTCGGGCCGGTCGTCACCTCGAACACGTCAGGGTCGAACCCGCCCTCCACGGTGTCCCACGGCAGGTACTCAGCGACCGCGGCAGCGAGCGGCTCCGCGAGCGCTCGACCTTGCACCTCGATCCCCGGCGAGCCCTGCGACTTATGGACTGCGGTCACGAACGCGCCGTGCGGCGGGATGAACGTCACCATGACCCGCGAGCCGCGCGACGGCCAGTCGCCCGAGAGGTTCGCGATGCCCGGCGTCGGCGCGCTGTCGCCGTCGATGACGACAGAGCAGATCCCCTCAGCCGGGTCGAAGTTCTCGACCGTGCCCGGTGTGACCGTCGGCAGCGAGCGAGCGAGCGCCTCATCGACCGCGGCCTTCGTCGCGGTGCGGATGAGGTCGAGCAGGTGCGGGTCGAGTTCAGTCACGCGTAGGTCCTCCGCAGCTCGTGCTCGTGCGCTGCGCCATCACGGCACGTCATCTTCCACCCCGTCTCGCGGTAGTTGAGCCCGTCGAACGCGACCGTCTGGAACGTGTCGTGCCGCGGGTCCGGTGGGCTCGCGAACGTCACCCACTCGTAGGTGCGCGCCGCCTGGTACCGGCGCTTGGCGAGAGCGACAGCCTGCGCGGTCGAGCCGATGCCCTGCGCGTCGATCTTCTCGGTGCGGACGAACCCGGTGTTGGCCGCGCTGTTGGGTGCCTCGTCGGGCACGTCGAACACGCCGATGACGGGCTCGTTGGTCTTGGTGCTGTCGATCACGAGGTACCGGTTCGGCGCGTCGAGCCACGAGTCGCTCTCGACGATGCTCCCCTCGATCACCCGCGACGACGGTCCGAGCGAGTAGTTGAGCGAGGGATCGTCGAGCGACGGGGCCGGCGCGTAGTGGAGCACGCCGTCGCCGTCGAAGTAGCCCGACGCGAACCCGGCGAACCCGGCCACCGCGTTGAGGACCTCGAGCATCGACGTGCCGGCCGGCCACACCGCAGCCGTCTTGTCGCTGACCTTGCCGTCGCTCTCGCCGAGCACGTACTGGACCGGGAACGTGTCGAGCCACCGCGACAGGAAGTCCACGACGAGCACGCCGGGCTCGGCAGCGATCGTCTCCGCGGTGGGCTGGTCGAGGATGATCCCCTGGTCGGTGAACGCCGGCGACGGGACCCGTCCCCACGAGTAGCGCCGGCGATCGAACCCGGCGAACACGAACACGCCGAGCCCGAGCCGGGTGCCGGTCTGGAGCACCATCGAGACGCGCACGCGGTTGCTCAGTGGGTTGACCTCAGCCATGTCGGCCGCGCTGATCTCGACGCCGCCCAACTGCCGCTTGATCGTTCGGTCGGTGTCGTTGTCGATCGTCGGCACGCGCTCGTCGCTGACGTCGAGTTCGCCCACGTCGTTGAGGTTCTGATCGAGCAAGTCGAACCGCCACGTGGACGAGCGCTGAGCGACGAGCAGGTCGAGCAGGTCGTCGTCGTCGAGAGGCACTCAGGACCCCCCGAGCGACTGGCCGCGACCCTCGTAGGCGAGCGGCCCACCGGCGACCTCGGTCATGGCCACCTGCGCCCATGCGAACTCGCCCGAGGCGCGCAGCTTCCCGCTCGGCACGTCGAGAGCGCAGTACCAGCGGTTCCCCTCGTGGTCGCGCACGCAGACCGCAGAGACGGGAGCACGAGCGAGGTCGCGCAGCGGGTCGAACGTGTCGTAGGTCGGCAGCGCCATGGCCGAGATCGCGTTGAGCAGGAGCGTGCGCTGGAACGTCACGCCGCGCGTCTCGGTGGGTGAGAACGCCACCTGGTAGTCGCGCCCGAACATGGGCACGAGCACCTTGCGGTCGAGCCAGTCGAAGTCTCGATCAGCGGGCCCGCCGCCGTACACGTCGAGCGCTGCGAGGTTCCACTCTTGGTCCTCGGCCACGGTGAAGTAGAGGCCGCAGCCGGGCGCCTCGATGTAGATGCTCGTCGTCGTGTCGCCAAGCCACTCGCTCGGCACCTCGCCCGAGCGCACCTGGCGCACGCGGTACGCCTCAGCGACACCGAACCGAATGTCGGGGTCGTACCACGTGGTGGCGCTCTTGCTCGTGAGACGAGCGATCTGGGTCCACGTGTCAGTCGTCGGGTCGTACCGCTCGACCTCGTAGCGCAGGAAGTCCGCATCGCTGAGCGCGCTCGCGGTCCACGAGACGCGCGCCAGCGGCAGCCCGTCGATCGACGGACACTGCTCGGTGTCGGGGGTGGCGTGGGTGAGCAGTTGCTCGTCCTGGTCGATCGAGAGGTTCGTCAGCGTCGCCGGCGACTGGCCGATCACGAACAGCAGGTCGCCCGCCCAATGCGTGTCGTCGCCGCCGCCGCCGACGAGTAGCCGCTCGGTCTGATCGTTGTCGAACGTGCGATGCGCCAGCGCGTTGCCCATGTTGTAGGCGCTGTTCGTCGGGTCCACGTTGTCGTAGGTGTAGAACGGGAAGGTCACATCGACCTCGCCGTGGTGCGGCGCATCGACGAACACCGGCCGCATGTCGCCGCCCTCGATCTCGACGTAGTACGCGGTCCCGAGCACGAGCACCGGAGCGGTCGAGAACACTCGCTGGATCTCCCACACCTCGCCCGGCGTCCCGTTGCCCAGCCGCGTGCCCTGCTCAGTGAGCGTCTCGCGGTCGAGCGTGATCGTCGAGCCCATCTGCACGTCGTCAGAGTGCCGGCGAATCTTGACCGTGGTCTGTTCGACAGAGCCCACCGGGCCGGGCACGAACGCGAGACGGATCGACCCGAACGACGCCGACGCCGGCGACGCGAAGAGCTGCCGCACTTCCCCGTCGTCGAGGTCGATCGCATCGACGGTGCCGAGCGGTTGCGTGTCGGCTCCGGGGAACGTTGTGAAGTCCGGGTGGTCGCCGGTGATCCAGCCCATGGCGTAGCGCCGCTGGCTGTCTGCCGTCTTGGCCTGCACCCGCCCGCCCGAGCCGGTCGTCACCTCGAACGACAGCGGCCACGTCGTCGAGTCCTCCGCGCCGGCCGGTGGCTCGACCCAGTGCACGTCGAACCCTTCGCGCGGCGCGACCGGCTCATAGGCGATGTACGGGTTCTGTTCGAGCCGCGCTCGACGCAGGACGATCCAGTAGTCGGTCGCGTTCAGCTTCGACCACTCAGCGCCGGCCGGCGTCTCGATCAGCACCTGCGCCCACTCGGCCTCGCTGGCGAGCCCGAACAGCCCGTCGGTGATCCCGCGCGCGACGCGGTGCTCGGTGCCGTGCAGCACGTCGAGATCGACAGCAGCGATCGTCGGCGCGAAGAACCCCGACGCGTTGTCCTCACGGCTCACCCGCAACTCGAACGTCCCCGCGTCGAGCGCCTGGATATCCGCGCTCACCCACGGTTCACCGGTCCACGGGCACACCTCGCCGAACGAGAGCGTGACCGTGCGGAACCCGGTCGAGCCCACGACCCCCGTGTAACCGGTCTTGATCTTCTGGCCGACAGCAGCGCCGGCGTTGACGAACTGGAACCCGAGGTCGCCGCCGCGCACGCGAGCACGGACGCGGACGTCGTAGATGCGCTGCGACGCGGGGAACGCCGCGGTGCCGAACTGCAGGTCGATCCTCGAGGCGGCGGTCGTCGGCGCGTAGATGTAGTCCGAGTGGTCGGCGGTATCGACTCCCTCGTCGATCGAGAGGTGGAGGTTCGTCGTCGCGCCGGCCGCGGTCACGAACACCACGCGGTCGGTGAAGGCATTGGGCCCGTAGTGCGTGCGCGTCGCCGGCACGGTGTCGAGCGGGTCGGCGTCGTACACGTCCACGGCGAACGGGCCGACGCGATCGAACTCCGTGTTGCGGTCCTGCACCGGCATCGGGAAGTAGAACCACCGCACCGTCTGCGCGGCGCTCGATCGCACCTTCTGGCAAATGCCCTTGGTGTACGACAGCAGGTTGGTTCGCCCGCTGCGGATCAGCGGTACCTCGATCCCGTACACCGCCGGCGAGTTCGGGTTCCAGGGGAGCGCCATGGCTCACATCGTGGCAGGTGCGCGCTCGACGCTCAGGCAGCGCCGCGGGCGGTGCGAGCGTCGGCGAGCACTCGACGTCGAGCGAGCGCACGATCGGCCACGCCGTCGCCGATCGCACGACCCACAGCGACCGCCTCCTGCTGCGTGGGCACGACGCCGACGAACGAGACGCTGATCGGCACCTCCATGCCGAACAGCGGCGAGCCCGAGCCCAACCCGATCATGTCGAGCAGCCCGCTCTCTCGTGCCACCTGAGCAGCGAGACGAGCGCCACGGCTCAACGGGACGACGACCTCCGGCCGGGTCGAGCGCGTCCCGTCGATGCGTCCCTCGGTCGTGACGCCGCCGAAGGCGAACGGGTTGGGGATCGGGTTGTGCGGCAGGCCGATCGAGAGCGGGCCCTTGCCGAGCTTGTCGGGGATCGCGTCGTTGATCTTCTGGATGAGCGACCGCAGCATGTCGGTCAGCTTCCGCCCGATCGCAGAGGCGAGGTCACCCACGACGCCGGCCGCGCCAGACACGCCGGCCTTGATCCCCGAGATGATCTTCCCGCCGATGGTCGAGCCCGCGTCGAGGATGCGCTGACCGAGCCCGAGGATGCGGCCGGGCAGCTTCGCGATCTCGCCCACGATCGACGACACGCCGCGCCCGGCCGCGCTCGCCGCGGCACCGAGCGCCTGGCCCATGAACGACACGAGCCGCGGCAGCAGCGACGACACGGCGCCGAGGATGCGACCCGGGAGCGAGACGAAGAACGACACCATGAGCCCGAGCCCACGCACCTCCGCGGCGATCAGTTGCGGGAACAGTCGAGCGAGGAACCCGAGCAGTTGCGGGAGCAGCGTCGCGACCGCGTTGAGGATGCGGAACGGCAGCGAGATCCAGAACGCGAGCAGGTTGGACAGGCCGGTCGAGACGAGGTTGGCCACCGTCGAGAGCGCGGTCGTCCAGAACGACACGAGCAGCCCCGGGAGCGCCTGCAGGCCAGCGAGCACTCGGCCGGGCAGATCGACGAAGAACTGCGCGACGTCAGCGACCGCGTCACCGAGCAGACCGACGAACGCCATGATCCCGTCGCCGATCATCTGCAGGCCGGCCACGAACTGCTGGCCCGCCTGCGCGAGGTTCGCCTTGGTGAACAGCCCCACGAAGTCCTCGAGCCAGCCGATCAGCGTCGAGAGCCCAGAGCCGAGCAGCGCAGCGATCGGGCGCACGAGCACGGTCAGCGCCGCCGCGAGGATCGAGACGCTCTTGGCGAGCAGCAGCAAGATCGGCGCCTGAATCTTGGTGGCGATGAGCGCGGCCAGCTTCGTGAGCGGGATCAGGATGGGCACGAGCGCGACGACGAGATCACCGACGCTGATCGCGATCTCGGAGAAGGCCTGCGCGAGTTGCGGCAGCTGAGGACCGAGGTCGCGTAGCACCTGCTCGAACACGTCCTGCAGGACTGGCCCGAGCACGTCGAACACGCGCCCGATCTGCTCGCCGACGGTCGCGAGTACGGGCCCAACCGCCTTGAGCCCTTGCGACAGGCCGCGCCCGATCAGTTGCACGAGCGGGGTCAGGAACTTGATGGCCGACGAGATGATCGGCACGAGCGCGCGCAGCGCGGTACCGATCACCCCGGTTAGCAGCGACCCGACGGTGCGGAGGATCGGCGCGAGTTCAGACAGCAGCGGCGCGAATGCGGTCAGCACTTGACCGACGAGCCCACCGATCACGCCGACCATGGGCCCGAGTTCCGAGACGACGCCAGCGAGGATCGGCGCGAGTTGCTGCACGGCCGGGTCGAGTGCCTGCCCGAGCGTCTCCTGCAGGTTGCCGTACAGCACCTTCAGTCGATCGAGCGCGGAGGCCTGCGCCTCAGCCGAGCCACCGAACTCGCTCGCGAGTTCCTGCAGGATGACCTTTTGCGCGGAGGCGACGTCGCCGGCCTCGACGAAGTTGCGGATCTGCTCCTTCTGCTGATCGCTGAACGTGACACCCACGCGGGAGAGCGCCTGGATGCCCTTGAGCGGATCGTTGAGCGCCTTCCCGAGTTGGACAGCCGAGCCCGATACCTCGGTGCCGAGCGCCTTGCTCATGTCGGTGAGGATCGACGTCGCCTGGTTGAAAATGTCGTTGCCGGCGCCGGCCTCGTTCCGAATGTTCTTGAACGTCAGCAGCAGGTTCGAGCCGCTCTGGATCGCCTCGTCGTCGATCCCCGTCTTGGCGCTGATCGTGCTCGCGAGGTGGTCGATATCGTCGGCGGTCACGTTCGCGGCTTGCCCGGTCGAGCGGATCACCGCCTCGGTCTGCGCGGCGACACGGCGAGCCTCGTCGCCGGCGACGAACGCGCCCCGGAACAGGTCGATCCCCTTGTCGAGCACGAACGCCGCGCCGAAGGCGATCGCGGCGCGCTTCGCGAGCGAGCCCGCCGACTTGACGATCCCGCCGCTCTCCTTCTGGAACCCGGACGATGCACCCTGCGCGAGCCCGCCGCCGATCTCGTTCCCGGCCTTCACGAACCGGCCACGCGCATCGCGCAGCCGGCCGTTCACGTCTCTCGACAGTTCAGAGCCGAAGCCGGTCGCGTCTGGCTTGACCTGAACGATGGCCTCGCCGACGACCGTCACGACGTCCGAGCGTAGGCGCTACTCCGCGGGCGGCTCTGGCTTCGCCCCAGAGGCGTCTAGATCGCCGCGTGAGCGCCTCGGGGGAGCAGGCCCGCCCGCTAGCGCCTCGGCGGCACGCATCCCGCGTTGGGCTCGCTCGCTCGTCCCCCACCGCGCCGGGTCCGGTAGCAGCCGCTCGAACTCCTCACCGGCGCGCAGGATCGCGTCGATGATCTCGCGCGGCGACGTCACCGCGCTCGCGTGGAACTCGACGCAGAGCGCCTCGATGAGCCCGTACCCGCTCGGCCAGTCGAGCGCCTCTACTGCGGCGGGGGCGGGAACACCGGCGCCGCTGGATAGGGCGATGCGGGCGCAGCACCAACGCCACTCTGCGCGCCACCATCCGAAGATGACGATGGCGCAGGCGTAGGGCGCCCCGTGTATTGCTCCGCAAGCCAGAGCATGACCTTCGCCAGGTCGGCGATATCGACGAGCCGGGAGCCGTCTCGCACGAGACGTTGGAACTCGATCGCGCTGTCGGGCAGCAGCGCGCCGCTCAGGAACGAGATCACCTGCGCCGGGTTGTAGCCGCGCTGCCCGCTCGCCTCGTCCTCGATGATCGCCTCGCTCAGCGTCGCGATCGCCGCGAGCGGGACGACACCGTGAGCGACGAGATCGAGCTGCCAGCGCCCGTCGCTGCCGGCCGGCACCTGCCCGGAGGCGTACCAGCCTTCGAGGCGGATCGGGATGGGCTGTCGGCCTCTCGTGTCCTGGCTGCTGACGCTGAACGTCGTCGGTTGGTTGCTCATCGCGTGGTCCTCCTGTTCACCGCAGCACCGCGAGAGCGTCGGTGAGGTAGCGGTTGGGTTGCGTGCCGGGATGGTTGACCCTCGTCGCGTAGACAACCCGGCCGGCTCTCGACGACCAGAACACTAGGCGTGGAGCACGGACGGGGACGATGACGTGCGGCACGGTGCCCTCGTGGTGCCACAGGGCGATCTCGTCCTCGCTGCCGACCTCGATCACGAACCCGGCGCCGCCACGGACCACCCGCTTGACGATCGAGTCGCGCAGCGTGCCGGGACGTCGAGCGCGCTGCGGGCCCTCGGGCGGTGGTTCGTACACGCCGACGCGGCGCTGCGCCTCGGCCTTCACCTTGTCGCCGGCGATGACGAACCAGCGGAACACCGGACCCGACTCGCTGTTCAGGAACGCCGCGACCTCTCGGGGGTCGATGCGGACGACGAACTCGACGTCAGCGGCCACGCCTCGACGCTATGGCGTCGGCGCGCTCAGGTCGTACCGCACTCGCTGCACGCCGCCGTGGAACCCGCCCTGCGCCGGGATCGCTCGCCAGTCGAGGAACACGACGCCCCAGATCGAGCCGAGGTCGCCGTCGCGGTACGCGTCGAGCAACGCCTGCAGGATGCGCGGCGGGTCCTCGGCCACCTCGAGCGCAGCGGTCTGGATCGCTGACGCTGCCGGCGGCGACCCGTCGTCGCGCAGCACCGGCGCGCAGCGCACGAGCCAGATCGACAACTCGACCGCGCGCATGGTCAGGCAGCGCAGCGGGTTGGTCGTCTCCACCGACGGGTTGCCTTCGTGGCCGATCACTCGATCGACAGCGACGACGAGCTGATCGCAGTCGATCGCCGGGATGCCGATGGTTACGTAGCGGCGCGCCGGGATCGAGTACCCGACGTCAGGCAGCCGCGCAGCGAGGACGTCGAGCAGCGTCGTCGCGGTGACCGCTACCCGGTCAGCTTGCAACCGCTTCGAGCTTCCGCAGCAGCGACACGCGAGCGTCGGAGCCGCGGGCTGCCTTCTCCGCGGCGATCGCAGCCTCGGCGCGGTTGGCCTTCGTGCCGACCCACTTCACGACCTCCGCAACGGTTCCCTCCACGCGCTTGGCCGCAACGGCGTCCAGGTCCGGGCTCGACGTCGCGGCGGCCTTGCTCGCTGGCGCAGCCTTCGCCGGCGCGGTGCGGCGGGAGCCTCGCGGCGGGTTGCCTCGCCGGCGCTCTCGGACCTCACGGGCGCTCGGGCTCTGATCCATGTACGGGTTGGGCATCGCACGCCTCCATGATCGCCTCCGCTGCTCGTGCCGCGGCTCGGCCGTCCGCGTGAGCGTAGGCGACGCTCGCTGCCCGCTGGCGCTCCGACGCGCCGAGGGTGACGTCGAGCAGCTGCGCCTCGATCGTCGGGATGAGGTCGTCGGGCTCGTCCACCTGCACGCCGGGGACCGCTGACCAGAACCGCAGGCCGTGCTCGACGTCGCGCCGGTACCACGGCGCGTTCAGCACGACGACCGGCCGGTCGAGCGACGCGAACTCGAACAGGGCGCTCGTGTTGTCGCCGATGAGCACGCTCGCTCGATCGAGCACGTCTGGCCACGACTGCACCGGCTCGACGTGCAGCGCTCGCCAGCGGCGCTCGATCGCACCCCACAGGCGCGGGTGACCGTGCCCGATGACGTCCACGCCGTGATGGCGCAGCCACGACACGAGCCGCGGCAGCACGCGGTCGAAGTGGTCGAGGGCGCTCTGCGTCTCGGGCACGAGCGGACAGCGCCAGTGGAACGTGATGGCGACGCAGGGGCGCGCCGGCGTCGGGCGCTCGCCGCGGTGCCACGGGTCGAGGAACGGGCAGCCGGCGACGACGACACGAGCGTCGGGGTACTGGTCGCGCCAGAGCGCGGCGACTCGCTCGCTCGGCACGACGAACAGCGCGACCCGCTCGAACACTGGCGCTCGTGAGACGCCGCCCGCGTACGACGGGTGCCGGCGCGCCTTGGGGTCGCCGGCGTAGGTCTGCCCAGCGCCGTGCTCGACGTACACGAGACGAGCGCCGCGCAGCTTCGCCGCGTCGGCGTAGGAGGCGACGAGCGCCACGTCGTCAGCGCGCCAGCGGTTCAGGTCGCGGCCCGGTGCTGCACCCCACGACTGCCCTCGCGGTGACCATGCGCGCTGCTCGACGTCGAGCGCCGCGGCGATGGGCTGCAGGTGCCGCGCGTAGTGCGGGAGCGACGCGTAGGTCGTCAGCCGCACAGGCGGGCGCGGAACTCGTCGAGGACCACCGCCCACGAGTGTGCCCCAGCCCACGCTCGTGCGGCGTGCTGCTGAGCGTGTCGCAGCTCGACGTCGGTCGAGAGCCGGTCGAGCGCCATCGCCAGCCGGCGCGGGTCCGTCTCGTGCGAGCGGACGTCGCCGCCCGGGGCGCGGACGTGGCCGCGGCCGTGCGCTGTCACCCGCACCGACGGCCACATGGAGTTCGGCTCGACGTCGCTCAGCACGAGAGCGAGCCCAGCGCCGGCCGCTTCCTGCACCGGCAGCGAGAGCCCGCCGTACCGCCGCGGCAGCACGAGCGCGTCGGCGTCGTCGTAGGCGCGCCAGTAGTCGTGGCTCCCGTCGCGCACGACGTCGAGTTCGACGTTCGCCGGCGCTCGCACTCGCGGGAACGAGCCCTGAGCGAACACGCGCAGCCGCATCGGCTGCCGGGTGAAGCGCAGCGCACGGAGCAGCGTGATCGTTCCGTTTCGGTCGCCGGCGGTGCGATGCCCGGCGATGTGCACGAACGTCGCTGGCCCGTCCCGGTGCGGGGCCGGGTCCGGCCAGCGGTCGAGCGGGACCGGCACGCCGACGACCTCGGCGCGGGCGGGGAGCGTGTCGTGCCGCCACCGCGTCGGGTTCCACACGTGCACCTGCTCGACGTCCCACTCGGGTCGCCAGAACTCGGGCATCGCGTGCAGCGTCGCTCGCACGCCGGCGACGCGCGCCCAGCGGAGGAACCTGTCGTCGTACGGCGTTTCGGCCAGGTACACCGCGTCGAGCCCGATGAGGAAGTCCGCCACGGTGTCGCGGTCGAGCACGCCGTTCGCCCACTCGACGACGACCGCGCCCGGGTAGCGCTCGACGTGCTGCTCGAACCCTCGAGCCCGGCCGTCGCTCGGGACGACGACGAGCACCCGGTCGGGCTGCAACGCTCGGCACGCCTCCCACGTGAGGTGGCCGAGGCCGCGGTTGTCAGCGCGAGCGACGACGCCGATCACGAGCCGCGCCTGTCCCACGCGAAGCGGTAGCGCTCCTGCCCGGGTGGCCCGCCCCACTTCCGTTCGTAGCGGCGAGCGAGCCGACCGAAGTCGATCTCGACGAGCCCGGCGCGCAGCGAGTGCGCGGTGCCGAGCGAGCGCACGCCGGCGACGTGCAGCCCGTTCGGTATGTGGTGGCCGGCGCAGAGCATCCGCCGTTCGTAGTCGCTGTCCTCGAAGTAGGCGGGGCGGAACCCGGTGTCGAACAGCCCGACGTCAGAGACGACCTGCGCGCCGATCGCGGCGACGTGCCACCACACGTGCGAGACGAACCCGAGCGGGTGATCGGCGAGCGCCTGGATGAGCCCGGCGCCGCCGTCGTCGAACCGCACCGACGTCGAGAGCGTGACCAGGTGCGACCGGTAACGCTCGACCGCGACCGCGGCCACGCCGACGTTCCACGACGCGGCCACGCCGAGGTTCTCCTGCGGGTGCACGGTGCGGAACACGCCGGGCGGGTCGAAGCTGCTGCAGGAGTTGTCGATCACGAGCGTCCGCAGCCGCAGCCAGAGCGCCATCGAGTCGAGCGCACCCTCTGCTCGCTCGACGTCGAGCACCGGCAGGACGATCAGCGGGTCAGGTTGCACGAGCGGTACACCGCAGGTCGAGAGCGTCGTCGGTGAGGTCGATCGACCACGACTCGAACCCTGCGCCTCGGAGCCAGCCGAGCAGCGTCGCCGGCTCCACGTTCCGGTAGAACTCGCCCGGCGCGGGCTCAGGGTCGCCGGTCGCTCCGTGCGGCAGCCGCGCCGGGCCGGCCATCGTCGCGACGAACAGCCCGCCCGGACGCAGCAGCCGACGAGCGTTGTCCACGAAGCGATGCCCACCCGGGACATGTTCGAGCAGCTCAGTGGCCACCACGACGTTCGCGCTGCGACGTCGCCCCCACCGCGCCGCGTCGCCCTGCACCACGCCGTCGCGTAGGTCGCCGTCGCTCGGCGCGATATCGACGCTCGTCCACGAGCACCACGGCAGCACCCGGCGCAGCACGTAGCCGCCAGTCCGGGTCGAGCCGCCGAACTCGACGACCTCGACGCCGGCGCGGTCGAGCAGCGGGGCGTGGTCGCTGAGCGCGCCGAGGACGTACAGCCACGCTCTCGGGTGCACTAGCACGCCTCCACGATCAGCGACTCGCTCTTGCGGCTGTCGAGTTCGACGATCTCGGGGAACGGGCTCGACGTCTCGCCGTAGTGCACCGGCTCGGCGTGCTCGAACCCGGCCGCGGTCAGGTGCTCGATCAGCGACCCGACCGTGTGGCAGCAGCGCGACTCCGAGTACCACGTGAGGTACGCGGACAGCTTGGCGTCGATCGACGCGGCGACGTGATCGGCGATCGGGAACCAGCGGTGGTCGCCGCGAGCGTGCGCGTCGAACGCGGCGAGTGTGTCGGGCACGAGCACCCGAGCGACACCGCCCGGGCGCAGGACGCGCCGCCACTCGCGCAGCACGAGCCCGACGAAGTGCCACGGCACCATCTGCAGGGAGTGGTTGGCGACGATGACGTCGAACACGTCGTCGGTCCACGGGAGCGGCTCGCCCGGCACCGAGCAGTCGTTCACGACGTCGGGTCGCCCCCAGCGCTCGGGCTCGCGGTCGAGGTTCACCCACCCGGCCTGCAGGACCGGGCCGCAGCCCCAGTTGAGTCGCTCGCTCATCGTGTCGCCTCCCAGACGATCTCGGGTGCCATGCAATGGTCGGGCTCGATCGCCCAGCGCTGCGAGGCGTAGCACTCGACCGCGAGGCGCTTCCGCTCGCGGTCGCCGGTGCCGAGGAACGTGTCGCAGAGCGTGACCGCGTGGCCGACGGTCACGAGGTCGAGCGTCGTGCAGAACTCGAACGGATCGACGACCCGGTAGGGGAGTTCGGCGTAGAGGAACGTCGGCACCTTGAGCGCAGCGCCGACGTCGAGCACCGCGTCGCGCACGTGCTCGTGGTCCGGGTGCAGCATCCCGAGCGGGCCGAGCAACTGCGTGCGCTTCGGGCGCTCGATCAGCGTCGAGAGCAGTCGAGCGACGACCTCTCGATCGACCGGCTGCCCGTACTGGCTGTCTGTCTCGCCGAGGTGGAGCCACGGCACGTCGAGCGTCGAGCAGGCGCGCCGGTCCTCCATGCGGCGCGCAGCCATCGCCTGCCGGGACGTCTCGAACCCAGAGCGCCGGTCGTACTCGCTCAGCGCGTCGCCTGTCTCGATCGGCGGGTCAGCGGTGCAGACGGTGACGACCTCCGCGGTCGGGTGGCCGGCGAGCAGTTGCCCGACTGACAGCACCGCGTCGTCGAGGTGTGGCGAGACGACGATCAGCCTCACGCCGCGACCCTCCCGTGGTCGATCAGCAGCTCGACGATCCCCGCCATGCGCTGTTCGTAGGTGTGGTGTTCGAGCACGTGCGCTCTGCCGGCGTGACGGATGCGGTCGCGCTCGGCGCGATGCGCGTCGTCGGTCCACCAGTCGATCGCCTTGCTGAGCGACTCGAAGCTCTCGGGCTCGACGAGCACGAGGTGCTCGCCGTCGGTGAAGTGGTCCTCGATCCCTTCGACCCACGGGTGGAGCAGGAACCCGGCGCGCCCGAGCGTCTCGGGCACCCGGTCGGACCAGTAGCGCGAGCACGGCACCGCGGCCGGGATCATCTCGCCCGTGTAGTCGAGCGCCGGGTACGGGGCGAGGCACGAGTCGCCGACGACGACCTTCGTCGAGGCGTACAGGTCCGCGAGCGGCTCGCCGCGCACCGCCTGCGACGGGTGCTGCGGGAACAGGCGCACCCGGCCGCGGTAGGTCTGTCGCAGCCACCGCGTCATGCGCGCCCGCCATGGCCACTCGACGTGGTAGCTGCGGTGCGAGCCGACGAACGCGACGTCGCAGAACCAGCGCCGGTTCGGCCGGCCGACGGTGGCGAGCGAGCCGAGCACGCCGGGCGGGTACCACTCGTGGCGGACGCCGGCGTGGGCCCAGAGGTCAGGCACGCCGCCCTCGGCGGTGCACACCACGTCGCAGCCGAAGTACGGCTCTGTCTCGACCTGGTGCTCGCGGTCGAGCCCCCACCAGCGATCGAGGTGGTAGGCGACGGTCGGCACGTCGTGCTCGTCGAGCGCGCTCAGCGCCTCGCTCTGCGGGAACTCGGGCAGGTGCCACGTGCGGGTCCAGAGCACGAAGTCGAGCCCGAGCGGCTCCGGGTCGAGCAGCGTCGTCCAGGTCGCCTCGTGGTTCTCCTGCAGCGGGATGACGTCGTGCCCGTGAGAGCGCAGCGCCAGGGTCAGGTGGTTCTCGGTCGAGTGCGTCGGCTCGAAGTTCCCGACGTACCCGACCCGCATGGGTCGCGTGGTCATCGCAGCAACGTAGCCAGAACGCCACGAGAGGGCCCTAGATCGCCCCCAGAGCGCCGCTCAGGGTGTGGGGCGTGTCGTGTAGCGCTGCTGCGCCATCGGATCGACGAGCACGCTCTCGCGGTTCTTGGCTCCGTAGCGCTGCGATTCGAGCCACAGATCGACCTCGGCGAGCCCGGTGCGGCCCTCGGCGAACAGCGTCAGCGGGTCGAGCACGGCGATCGAGACGCCTTGGCGGGTGATCGTCGTCACCCGCTTGGGCAGGCGGCACTCGGCGTCCGGGGTCGCGCTCGCGATCAGTTCGCACGCGAGCGACGCCGCCGCCATGATCCCGCCGCGTGGCGGCATGAGCCCACGAGTCGCCTGCACCTCGAACGTCCCCTCCGCGGTCGCCGGCGCGGTGAGGTCCTGGCAGCACGGCCACGTCCGCCGCTGCCCGTCGCTCTGCGTGTAGCCCACGAGGAAGCGCTGCAGCTCGAGGCCGTACTCGACAGCGGGCACGACCTCGCCATCGACCCGCACCTGCTCGATCGACACGACGTCGGGCCCGAGGTCGATCTCGTCGAGCGCGTTGCAGCCGCAGCGTCGAGCACGGTTGCACGAGCACGAGCCCATCGAGCCGCGCCGCTCGCCCGGCCACCACATCGGCTCAGGAGCGACACGACGTCGAGCGCACGGTCGAGCGATGATCGGGCACGGCCCCGGGAAGCGTCGCCCGCTCAGTTCGTACAGCACCTCGGACGCGAACAGCAGCCACAACTCCACCTGCGCCGGGTCGAGTTCGTAGTCCTGGCACGGAAGGTCTGCCGTCGTCGCCCACGGCTCGCACAGGACGACCGTCGGCTCGGTGGCGCTCACGACGTCGAGCGTAGGTCAGCGGGTGAACGTCAGACCGTCTAGCCCGACGAACTGGCCCGCCGATAGTGCAGCGATGCACGTCACGAGCCCACCGGTCGTGACCTGGATGCGGGTCGCCCCGGACGTCCACGACGCGCCCACCTGCACCTGCCCGCTCGGCCGGTGCGACTCGGGCAGCGTGTCGATCAGAGCGCTCGCCGCGTACGACTGCCCAGCAGCGACGAGCAGCCGACCACGGAAGCGCACGAGGTCGCCCTCGACGCGGAACCCCGGCAGGTAGTAGTTCGCCGCGGCGACGAACGTCGTCCCCAGCGCGAGGTCGATCCACGGGCCCGGGGCGATCGCCGCGTTCACGATCCCCCACGCCTGGCCCTCGCTGATCCCCGCGGGCGGCGGCGGTGCCGCGATGCGCCCCCCGAACACCTACGACCCCGAGAGCGAGATCACCCGCACGTCGGCGGTCTCGCCGTCCGCGCAGACCCCGTGGAACTCGTCGCCGCGCTGCAACAGCACCGGGGGCCCGAACGAGTTGACCGCCACCGGCGTGCCGTCGTCGATCGTGACCGTCTCACCGCCGACCCACACGACGTTCGGCCCGTTGTTCCACGTGAGCAGCGACTCGGACGCGCCACGGTCGCGTGCCGTGTCGAGCCGAGCACGAGCGTCGCTGCACTCGACAGCGCGCTGGTCGGTCACGACGCGGCGAGTTCCTGCGCGCCGCAGATGATCTCGGGCAGCGTCGTGGTCGGCACCCACTGCGCGGCGCGGTCGCTCGCGGCCGGCCAGTCGTTCAGCGGCCCGTCGAACCAGTTGGGGTTCTCCAGCGAGCGCCCCTGGAACGACGGCGCCTGGTTGCCGCTGTTGAAGGTGCGATCACCGGGGCGCAGGTTGGCGATCTTCGGGAACGCCCACCACGCGTACGGGAAGTCAGGATCGAGGTCGCCGTCGAGGACCCGCTTGGCCCACAACTCGACCGAGATCCGCTCGGCCTGGATCACGCCGATGGGCGGCGCGGCGTAGCCCGCGGGGACGTCCGGGCCGAGGTCGAGCACGTCGCCCCCGGAGAACACCGCCTCGAGGTACGGGTCCGCGCTGCACAGGGTGATGGCCCAATCCCACCACTTGATCGAGTCGTCGCTCTTGAACGACGCGCACAACTCGCCGCACGCGTTCTCCTCCTCGATCTCCGCGCCCTCCTTGACGTTGGGGTTCCAGGTGACCTCGGTGAAGGCGCTCGACGTGTAGAGGTTCCCCGCGCCGGGGCGGGGGACGCCGTTGCTGTCGAGCACCGCCACGCGGATGGCGCACGCCTGGACCTGCGGGAGGCAATCTTCGGCCATGGGGTGATTCTCCTACGTCGGGATGGTCGGGACGGGGACGTCGGTCTGCACGGCGAAGCGGCAGCACGGTTCGAGCTGGTAGAGGGCGGTCCGCTGCGCCCACGCCACGGCGTTGTTCACGGAGCGATCGACCATCGCCCCGAGTTCTCGCGCGTCGTCGAGCGTGCGCGGGAACGTCTCGACCGCGCCGAGGCGCACCGACACGACCGCCGACGAGTAAAGCCAGTGGTTGCCGACGTCAGCACCACCTGAGCCCTGAGTGGCGTCCGGGCCGGTCCCCGGATAGCCGGCGTCAGCGACGACGATCGAGCCAATGTCGGTCGTCAGCAGGGCGCCGTCGCGCTCGACGTAGTTCGAGCCCTGGTCGCGCATGAGCGCGAGCACCTGCACCGGCACGTGGAGCATCATCCGCCGCCCGTGCGAGCAGCGAGCAGCAGCGTGCTCCAGCAGCGGCAGAGCTTCGCCCAACTCCACCGGGTCGCCATCTTCGAGCACGAGCGTCTCGTCGTCAGCCAGGTACGGCGTCTCGGAGCCAGCGCCGGTGGCGATGGCACCGGTCCACATCTCCTGCGCCAACTGGAACGACTCGCTCGCCGCGAGCGCACGACGAGCCCGGCCGATCCAGTCCCGGCCGTGGAACCCGAGCGCAGAGCACGAGTCGATCGCCCACAGCAGCAGCGGTCGAGCGATGACAGCGCCGCCGCCGTTGCGGTCGTCGTCGCGTGCAGCGAGCGGAGCGCAGTCGTAGGGGCCCGAGTCGCCGATCCCGCAGCCCTCAGGCTCCCACGTCGCGCCCATCTCCCAGCGCTCGGCACCCTCCGCGATCGCGGCCGCGGCGATGAGCCCATACCGGGGCGGCTGCGCCGGTGGTGCCGGGATCACATCGGGTGCAGGCATCTCGTCCTCCGAGCGCGTGGGGGAGTGGCCCCGGGTCGGTCAGCCACGCGACGTCCTGACCGACCCGGGGTTCGTGCTACGAGGCGAGCGAGTCCTCGCAGGCGAGGTCACGCGTGCCGGACGTCGCGCCGTCCGGGCAGACCTCGAGCGTGACCTCGAACGCCTCGCCGGGACCGTGCCGAGCGACGTTCTCGAAGTCCTCGACGGCCACCTGGAAGTCGTTGGTGGCGTTCAGCGTCGAGTCCCGCACGACACCGAAGTCGAGTTGCCCGCCGTCGAGGAACAGGAACATGCCCTCGGGGAACAGGTGCCCGATCGCCGCGGCCGGCCAGCCGTTGATGACCCCGGGACCCTGCGCCGGCATGACCTGCTCCGACGCGACCTCGCCGTCGAGGTGCCACGTGACGTTCACCTGGCGAGCCGCGAAGAACGAGTCGATCGTCGCGTCGGCGGTGGCGAGACGCTCGCTCGTCGCTCCGGGGATCTCCCGAGCGAGGTCGGCCCGCATCTGATCGCGGAACCAGAACGGGAGCAGGAACCGGAGCGGCTGCCGCGGCGACATGCGGTGGCGGGACCGCGTGCCGGCGATCAGCACGTCGAGCATGGTCAGCACGTCACGAGCCGAGCCGAGGATCGGCCCGTAGGTGACCGCGGTCGAGAGCGCCGAGATGCGCTCCAGCAGCCGCGTCTCGGCGAGACGAGCGTGCGCCGCCGCGGCGAGTTGCATGACCCGATCGACGCGCTCCGGCCACGTGCGAGCGTTGAAGTTGCCGAACTCCAAGCACCGGTAGATCGCGTCGATGGTGATGGTCTCGTCGTCGCCGCACTCGACCCGCAGGCACGGCTTGGTCGTCGGGTCGGTCGGGTTGGCGTCGTTGGCCGCGGTCCACACCGTCGAGGCACCGGCGACGTCGGCGAGCTGCAGCGCGCCGGGGATGATGACCCCGCCGCGGTCAGCGCCGAAGCGCACGAGTGCATCGCGCACCGGTCGCTCGTCGGTGCTCAGGTTCGGGTGGTCGTACCGCGGGGTGGGCGGGGCGCAGATGCCGCCGGCGGCGGTGATCGCCTCCAGCGACGTGACGCGCTCGATCTTCTCCAGGTTCGCCGGCCCGTTGCGGTCGAGGAACGCGTCGTCGTCCCACTGCGCCCGGGAGCGCAGCACCGGGACCCGGCCCCGGTTCGGCGAGCCCTCCAGCGCGTCGAGCGTGCTCTGGAAGGCGAGCGCTCGATCGAGCCGGCTCTCGACCCGCTGGCCGAGGGCGAAGTCCGGCACGCCGGCCGCGGCGGTCAGGAACGACCGGCGCTGCCCGGACGGACGGCGCTGGCCGCGGCGGTTGCCGCGGGCGGCACCGGGAGACGCACGACCGGCGCTCGCCGCCACGGGCTCGCGCTGCTCGCTCGACTCCTCGTCGCCGGCACCCTCGCCGTCGTCGTCGCCGTCGCCCTCGGTCGAGCCCGACGCGTCGTCGTCGTCGCCCTCGCCCTCACCGTCGCCGGACTCGTCGCCGTCGCCGTCCTCGCCGCCGTCGTCGTCGCCGTCGCCGTCGGAGGCCTGCTCGCCGCGGATGCGCTCGGCGAGTTCCTGCGCCCGCTGATCGCGCTCGGCGTCGGCCGACTCGATCTCGGTGGTGCGGGTGCGAGCCTGATCCATGACCTCGGCGGTCCAGGTCAGCGCGTCGAGCACGTCGTCGGTCTGCTCGGCGTCGAGCATGGCGTCGGTCGCCGCGAGCAGCTGCGTGCGGATCGTGTCGAGGTCGTCGAGGTCCGCGTGCTCGGCGATGTAGGTGGTCAGTCCCTCGTGGAGGGTCGTGCGCTCGTCGTCGCTGAGTTCGTGCCAGCGAGCGAGGAGGTCGAGAAGCTCCTGCAGGTCCATCGGTTCTCCCGTTGAGTCGTGCGCCCGGTCGAGCGCGCCTGTCGTGCGTGGAGCGGGAGACGTGCCACTAGGTGGACCTGTCGCCCCCGGCTAGGCCGAGGGGTGCTCGTCGCAGAGCGTAGGCAGCCGGCGCACGTCAGCGCCAGCACCCTCGCTCAGGGTGTCGGCAGGACGAGCCCGCAGTCGGGGCAGCAGTGCACCGTCGAGAGCCCCATCGGCCAGTGGCAGCCGACCGGCCCGACCGCGTAGGTCACGTGCACGCCGCTCGACACGAGACAGCGCGTGCACCACGCGCCGGTGGGCTCGATCGACAGCGGCTCGGCGGTGATCTCGACGACCGCGAACCCGGGGATCGCCCGGGCCGGCTCGTCTCCGCTACTCGACGTCGCCACGGATGCGGGCTGCGGCCGCAGCGATCGCCTGGCTCCGCATCGGCGTCGTCCGCTGCTCGACCCGGCGCAGCCGGCCGTCGATCGAGCGCAGCAGGCGCAGCGTCTCACGAGAGGCGCTCAGATCGCCCCCAGAGCGCTCGCCACGAGCAGCACGTGCAGCGCAGCCCGGACACTGGCGGACGCGGCCAGCAGCGACGAGCGTCGTCAGCCGCCCGTCGGTGAACCGCGCCTGCGGCTGCGGGTCGGGGCGCTCGCCCAGCCCGGAGGCGACGAGCGCACGTCGAGCGATCCCGAACCCCGGCACGTTGACCGCGAGCGCGGCGATGAGTTCGAGCCGGCCGTCGATCTCGCGCCAGTCACCCGACAGCGACGACGCACGCAGGACTCGAAGCTGCAACTCGGTGACGTCCGGGCGCAGCACGCCAGACACCCACGGCCCGAACTGCCCGTTGCTGACCGTGACGTCGGCCCACGCCATGCCGTTGTGCGCGTAGTGATCCCGCGCCTCCGGGGCGCGCAGGTGGCGCGCCGCGTGGTCGCAGCCGGCGATCAGCGTCCCCGTGGCGACGTCCTCGCCGCCCGCGGCGACGACGTGCCCGACCCGGAACCCCGGGTACCCGTCGCTCGACAGGGGCGGCTCGACGCACTCGTCGGGGAAGCCGACGTGGCACTGGCCCCACCGCGCCAGGTGCCCGTACACGAGCCCGTCGTCGCCGATGTGCAGCGGCACCGCGAGCGAGCCGTCCTCCTGCTCGACGAGACGCTCGTCGCCCAACTCGGGCTCGGCCTGGCGCAGGTACTCGACCGGGGGCTCGATCGGGATGCGGAGGCGAGCGCTGACCGGCCGCGCTGCGCTCGCTGCGATCGAGTCCTCGCTCTCGTCGTCGGTGTCGTCGTCGCTCGACTCGTCCTCGTCGCTCGTGTCGTCGTCGCTCTCGCTGTCGCTGCCGGCGTCAGCGCCGAGCGCGCCGAGTTCGATCGCCGCGTTGGCGAACCCGGGGAACGGCGTGCCGGTGAGCCCGGCGATCTCGTACGCGGTGAAGTTCCATTGCGCCTCGACGCACCAACCCTCGTCGTCGGTTTCGAGGCACTCCTGCTCGACCTCCCACTCGCCCGGATCGACCGACACGCCGAAGCGACGACCGCCGAGCAGCAGGTCGCGGAACTTGCGCCCAGCTTCGAGGTCGTAGAACCGGCCCTCGGCCTTCGGCGTGCCGCCCGTCTCGACGTCCCACGTGCGCGTCACGAACCCGGCCAACTCCGCGCCGAAGTGCCCGACGTCGTAGGTGGTCTGCAACATGAGCGGCATGAGGACCGCGCTCGGGTCGCGAGACGTCCACGCGCAGCCGGTGAAGTCGCGCCCGTCGCCGGTGTTCTCCGAGAAACAGATCCCGCCCGGCGACGTCCACGTCTCGGCGAGCAGCCCGTCACCGCTCGCCGGCTCGGCCGCGAGCATCGCCTGCAGCTCGGGCACCATCGCCGCGACCGCTGCCTGGTACGTCGAGTGCAGCGAGCCCACGCGGTTGCCGTTCCCGTCGAGCAACTCCCACTCGTCGCCGTGCTGTCGGATCGTGAACATGGGTCAGGCTCCCGTGTCGGGGGTCGTGGTGCCGTCGGGCCCCACAATGATGGGCTCGAAGTCGCAGAGACAGCCAGCATGGTCGCCGGGCATGTAGAACGCGGTCCCCGGGAACGAGCCCTCTGCGGCGAGCACCGGGTCGTCGAAGTTCTCGAACTGCACGCCGTCGAGTTCCTCGTGCGGCTCGAACGGGTTGCGGCGCGCGGCCGGCCCGTAGACCCAGACGTAGGCCTCGGTGACCGCGCCGTGTTCGCGCAGCGCCTCGCGCATGAGGTCGCCGGTGCCGATGCCGCCCGCGGGGCGCGTGCCGCCGTCGGTGAGCGTGACGAACGCCGAGCCCTCGTCGTTGGTCGAGAGCCCGGCCGCGCCGCCAGCCTGAGCGATCGCACGTCGCAGCACGCCGCCCGGGATCGTCGCGCCCGACGCGACCTCGCCGGCCAACTCGATCACCGGCGTCGGGTCGAACAGCCGCCCACGAGCGAGCGACGTCAGCGTGCCGCTCAGCCACTCCCACGCCTGCTCGAGGTCCTCGGCCTGGCGCAGCCCGAGCGCTCGACGGGTCGTCGTGTCGAACCCGCCCACCACACGGTTGACGATGTTCAACGCGGCGCGCTGGCTCTGCGCGCCCCACTCCATGAACGACTCCTGCAGGTCGTCCCATGCGCCGGCGAGCAACTCGTCGGGATCGACGCCGGCCGCAGCGACGAGCGACGGACCGACGTGCGACACGACGAGGTGAGGCGGCACGTTGCGGGACAACTCGCGCAGGTTGCCGGCGCGGTTCCGCAGACGGTTGCCGGCGCGCTCCATCGCCTTCGCCATCGCCGCGTCGGCCGCGACGATCAGCCGAGTGCGGAGGTCGCGGTCGAGGTCCATGAGTTCCCGACCCGCGGTCGAGCGCTCTCGTGCTGAGGCGACGATCGGGCGCTGATCGGCGAGTCGAGCCCGCAGCGCGAGTTCGAGCAGGTCCCGCGTGGCGAACTGGTCGAGCACCGTGGCGAGCGCAGCACGCCGGTCGAGCGGCGCACGTCGCACGAGAGCAGCGAGCACGAGCGCTCGTGCAGCCGCGGCCTCCGTGCTCGACTCGTCGTCGCTCTCGTCGCTCGTGCTCTCGTCGTCGGCCGGCGTCGAGCCGTCGTCGGCGGTGACCTCGACCGGGGTCGCTGGCGGGATCGGCGTCACCGGCACCTCGACGCCGAGGAACTCCAGCAGCGTGCGTGAGATGTCAGCGGTGAAGATCCCTCGGCGCAGACCGGTCCGAGCGAGTTGCTCCTCCTCGTCGGGTGCCTCGTCCTCGGCGATGCCCTTACGGGCGCGGTAGGCGTCGTTCGACAGCAGCAGTCGATCCCACGCGTCGTTCGCCACCTCGGCCGGGTCGCCCTGGTAGATCAGATCGCTCGGGTCGAACCACACGACGACTCGTTCGAGCCGCTCAGGTGCGAGCCCGCGTGCGATCAGTTGCGGCCGCAGGAACGCAGTGGTCAGCGCGTTGACGATGAGCGTGGCGCGCGGCTCGTGGAAGTCGTCGAACTCGTCCTGGTCGATCTGGGCGGCGTTGGCGTAGGTGGTCTGCTGGTGGCCCATCACCTTCTCCACCGGCAGGTTCAGTGCACGAGCGAGACGCTGCGTGCGCTGCTCGATCCGCTTTTCGAGGTCGTCGCCCGTCTTGCGCCCGAGGTCGATCCAGCGCAGCCGGTCCGAGCCGAGTTGCTCGCCGGGGCCGCGCAGGATGATCGGCGCGACCGCGCCGGCCGCGGCGGGATCATCGACCGGCGACACGAGCGCGTCCACGAGCATCTTCGAGAGCGGGTCCTGCTGGCCGCTCTCGTCCTCAGGGTTCTCGACCTCACGAGCGCCGTTGGTCAGCTCGTTGGGAACAGCGAGGATGCCGGCGTTGTGGCGGCTGCGGCTCTCGGCCATCTGCTGCGCGGTGAGGGTGAGCAGCGCCTCGCAGTCGCCGAGCGCGGCGCGCATGTTGCAGTCGGCGAGGTTCGACCAGCGAGGGTGCCGCTGGTACACGCGAATGGCGTCGTCGAACTCAGGGTCGAGCGGCACGCCGCGCTCGTCAGGCGACGAGCGGACCTTCGTCTGGCCCTGCTCGAACACCACCTCGTCGATCGAGCGGACCTCCCAGTCCTCCGACCGCGCCGGCGTGACCTTGCCGGTCGCATCGACCGTCTCGGGACGCTCGCCGTAGCCGACGAGGTAGCACTCGGCCACGACCTCGAGGTTGACGTCGAGTTCCCGCAGGATCTCGCCGAGCCCGCCCGACGAGTTGCGGAGGCGGTCGAGTTCGTCGTTGGCGATCGCCGCGACGTCAGCGAACCCCTCGACGTCCTCGATCGGCGCCGGGTCGCCCTTGCCGTCCTCGGGCAGCACGCCGACGAACAGGCGCAGCTTGGCCATCGCGTTGCCGAGGTACAGCATGGAGAACTTGACCTCGGGGATGACGTCGAAGAACGTCCACGCATCCTCCTGCCACGCCTGCCGCTTGCCCGCTTGCTTCGCGGCCTTGCGCGAGTCGCGGAGCGGGAGCGCGGTCGCTGCTGCGACGATCGCCCGCTGTCGAGGTGCAGGCTGTCGCCGACGGATGCGCGCCACGGCGACCGAGCGTAGGCGACCGACGTCGAGTGACCGGTGCTAGTCCTCGAACCCGGCGAGCAGCGCAGCGCACGCGCTCATCGCTGCGACGTCGGCGACCGGTGCCCACTGGCGCGGCACGAGACGTCGAGCAGCGACGACGCCGACCGCGACCCAGAACCCCATGCACCACCTGCAGGTGAGCAGGATCGCCAGCTTCGGCGGGTCGTCGTCGCAGCCGACGAGATCGACCGCGGTCGGGGCGTCGCTCGCCCACTCGGGCGGGCTGTCGTAGGCGACGTGCTCGACGAGCCAGCGTCGAGCGTCCTCGGTGATGGCGTCGTCGGTGAGCAGCTTCGTGATCCGGTAGGCGGCGAGCGCATCGACGATCAGCGCCGGGACCGCGGTCACGTCCAGGGCCGATCGAACTGCTCGGGTGCGACGTCGATCGACCACGGCAGCTCGCCGCCGTCGAGCGTCAGCAGCAGTCGCCCACCCGCGGCGATGCGGGCTCGCTCGGCGTCGTCGAGATCGACGAGCACCGTGCACGCCGACCGGCCCGGGTAGAGGGCCGAGTCGCTGAGCGCGTACTCGGCCGGGCGGACGTCCTCGCGGGTCGGGTCGCCGGGCTCGCCGATGACGACGGTCCCTCGTGCGCCCAACTGCTCGACGAGCGCCGGCGGCATCGGCAGCGCCCAGGTCACCGCGGCTGGCCCGTCGCTCGACCTCGCAGCTGCTCGCTCGACGTCACGACCGGGCCGTGCACCGCGTCGGGTGCGACGACCGGGGCGGGCTCGTGCCGGCGATGGAACAGCCCGTCGCGGATGAGCGAGCGCACCCGCTCGCGCAGGTCGTCGTCGGGCCCCCACACGCTCACCGCGCCCTCGGCGAGGAACAGCACCGCGAACTCGGCGTGCCCGACGGCGCTCTCGATCTCGTCTCGCACGACCGCGGCCAGGTCCGGGCCGTCGAGGCGCACGCCGCGCAGCACGACGACGCTCTGCGGCGGGACCTCGTACACGTCGAGCCGTGGGCTCAGAACGTCCCCAGAGGGCCCAGAATCGCTCTCTGGGGCGCTGCCAGCGTCGTCCGGGCTGTCTGACACGCTCACCGTCTACCAGCGCACGAGCCGCAGCGCTTCGCCTGGCGCTCGATCGTGAGCACGTCGCCGTCCTCGAAGGTCGCCTCCCAGACGGACGGGCTCGACTGCACGAGCGACGTCACGCCTTCGACGTCGCCGCGGTGCCCGCCGCCGACGATCCGCATGGTGCCGGCCCGCACGGTCACCTGCACCCGGTCGTGGACGACTGCGCCGGCCCGGGTGATCTTCGCCCGTGCGAGAGCGATCGACGCGGCCATCAGCCGTTCAGGTACTCGCGCAGCGCGGCGACGGCCTTCTTGGGTTTGCCGTCGCTCGTGTGGATGCCGAGCGTCTCGTTGTACCAGTCGATCCCCGGGTACTTGCCGTGCGGGAAGTCCTGCCAGCGGTGCAGGTGGCACGGCCCGGCGATCGGCCGCTCTCGGAACAGCTCGATCTGCCGGATGATGTAGTCGGCCTGCTCGTCCTCGGTGACCGCCTTCGACGGCACCTTGTCGTCGCGCGTCGCGTAACCCCACTCGGTCGAGTAGATGAGCGGCAGCGGGTCAGCGGTGAACCGCGAGCGGATCGTCGTCTCGATCCGGTCCCAGATCGTGCCCATCGTGGACCACGGCGCCTGCGTCTCCGGTGGGTGACCGCCCATGTACGGGTGGAACCCGACGCCGTGCCAGAACCTCGAGCGCACGTTGGCGAGGTCGCCCTTGCCGACCGCGTCGTAGCAGCGCTGCACGAACGTCGCAGGATTGATCTGCGGCGCCTTGTCGGGTGCGGGTGCGAGCCCGCTCAGCACGAGCTTCGCCTTCGGGTTGCTCTTGAGGCGACCGCGCTGGAAGCGGTACGCGGTGAGCATGTAGCGCTCGGGGTTCGGTGCCGGCGTCCAGAAGTGCACCGTGTCGGCCTCGTTCCACCACTCGGCGACGTCCTCGTCGGGCGACGGGTGCACGTCGGCGAACGCGTCGGAGAACGCAGCGCCGTACGCCTCCAGCGCGTCGAGGTCGCTCGGGCCGTCGGTGAACTTCGGCGACGTGCGCTGCCGGTCCCACGGCGGCGCGTAGGTCGGCATGGGCAGCGGGACGATCTCGCGCTCGTAGCACCACACCGCGATGTTGCGATGCCGGTCGAAGTGGTACTCGCCCTTGCGCGGCTCGGTCGCTGCGCGGTTGACGTCGTACCGGAACGCACGGAACCCGACCTCGCGCATCCCGTCGAGCATCGCCTTGATCGAGTCGGCCGAGCCGGTGACGCCGGGCGAGATCCCGACGAGCAGGTCGTCGCTGCCGGCGTCCTTGCACGCGGCGAGTTCAGCTTCGAGACGTGCGACGAGAGCACGAGCCGCGTCGAGGTCAGCGATCAGCTGCCGGTTCGACGCCTCGCTCGTCTCGACCGCAGCTTCGAGCGCCTGCGCCTTCCGTGTCGCCTCGACGAGATCGTCGCTCAGAGCCATGGGTCCTCCCGGGTCGCGGTGACCCTGACGCTAGGCGCTCAGCGGGAGCGTCGGCGCGCCTTGACCTTCGAGCGCCACTGGTCCGCGTGCGGGCACGTCGCGAAGTGCGAGGTTCGCAGCGGGCCGGCGCCGAGCGGGTGCTGCGGGTGCACGACCGCCTCGGGAGTTCTGACGCCGGCGACGAGCGGCAGCAACTCGACGTTTCCCTGCTCGGTCGGCTCGGCGTCCACGGGCATCGACTTGCCGTTGGTCGTGCGCGCCCAGATGACCGGGGCGCTGCACGAGTTGCAGGTCGAGACGTCGAACGCGCGGTCGTCGCTCATCGCTCGACGACGTGCATGGAGATCCCCCAGTGGTGCGCGTCGTCGGTGCACTCGCCGCCGGGCTCGACCGGACAGAGCGACAGCGTTACCGGGGTCGTGCAGTACGGGTCGCGGCCAGCCTCCTCGCACGGCGGGCACGCCATGTTCGGGTCGTCGCCGATCGTGATGGTGCTGCACTCGCCGCACTCGATCGCCGGGCCCTCGGTCATCATCTGGCCGTTGCGGTCGTCTACCACCGCTTGACTCCTTTCGAGACGAGCCACCGCGCCACCCGCGGCGACACCTGCACGCCGACGCCGTACAGCAGAGCGTCGGCCACGATCACCTCGACGATCAGCTCGTCGTCGTCACCGGGCGCGCCGCGGCCGCTGGTCTTGGCCGTGTTCAGCGACACGTCCGCTCGGAGCCACGTGCGGTACTCGATCCACTCTGCGATCAGCCGCCAGCGTCGTCGCCGTGGTGGCTTGATCGAGACGACGCGCAGCCGGTCGATCACTTCGGCCGGCCAGAGCGGCTCGTCGCTCACGTCGCGCCGGCCGGGCAGCGCGACCCGTACTCGATCGCGCCTAGCGGCTGTTCGCAGTCCCAGCAGCCGATGGCGAGGTACAGCAGGTTCTCGTGGTCGAGGAACTTCAGGCGGTCGGCGTCGTCGGCGTGCTCGACGTCGGCGCTCGACAGCACCCACGAGCCCGCCGCGATCCAGCGGTGCTCGCCGGGAACCTTCGCCGGGAGGTCAGCGTGCGGCTTCGCCTCGTACTGGTGGCCCGGGAGCGTCGCGGCCACGATGCCGTCGCCGGCGATCACGACCGGCTGTCGCTTCGCGGCCGCACGCTCTCGACGTCGCCGCTCTGCGCGGTTCACTTCCGCGCCTGCTCGACGATGGCGAGCGCGACAGCGACAGCGACGCCGAGCAGCACGACCGCCACCGCGAGCGCCGCGGCCCACGCGATGACGTCGAGCGGGGTCACCGTCGCCGCCTTCGCCCGGGGCGCATCCTCGACCGCGGCCGGCCGGCGGTGCGGTGCCAGTGCGCGTCCATGCGGCGCACGTACCGCGCTGCGTCCTCGAACTCGACGAGCGAGAGCCCGGCCGGGAAGGCGCGCCGGAACGTCTCGACGATCCCGCGCACGACGTCGCAGAGCACCGTGGCGAACGAGACGAGCGCAGCGTGCAACTGCTGCACGATCGACGCCATGTGCTCGACCTGCTCGGGCTCGATCCGCACCGGCTCGACGCTGACGACGATCGGCCGAGGCACGACCGGGCGCAGCGGCGACGTCCTGAGCGGGGGCGGGTGGTCGAGCAGGAACGCTCGACGCACTACGTCGTCGGGGTCAGCGGGCACGGGTACCTCCACGGGATGAGGCGGGCGGGCTGGTCAGCCGAGACGACAGGCATAGCACGGAGGGTCGCACTCGACCACGAGCACGTCGCCCACGTGCTCGACGCTGAACCGCGGCGGGTGCTCGTCGTCGATGATCTCGACGAGCGAGTCGCGCCGGTCCGGGTCGGTGAGCACCCACGCCGCGGCTGCTGCTCGCTCTCGTGCGTCAGCGACGAGCGACGTCACGTCGTCGAGGGCGGCCTGCACCGGCGCGGTCAACTCTCGCCAGACGTCTCGCTGCCACTGCGGCACGAGCACGCCGTGGCGGCGGATCGGCTCGACGTCGCTCACGGCTGCGGGGCGAGGTCGATCACGTAGCCGACGACGCCGGGGTGGAGCCCGGTGAACACCTCAGCGAGGTCGAGCACGTCGCCGGCGCGGGTGACCACGACGGTGCCCGACCACTCGACGTCGCTGTCGTACAGCCGGGCCGTGACGTTCCGCACGACGTCGAGCGGCACGTCGAGTTCCCGCAGCCGCCGCACGAGCGTGGCCGCGTGGACGTCGCTCACCGTGAAGCGACGACGAGAGCCCGAGCCCGACGCCTCGGTGTGGCAACGGATGACCCCGGTCCGCAGCCAGTAGTCGAGCTGCCGGTACGAACAGCCCGCCATCGCTGCGGCCTGAGCAGCGCTGCACGTGAGCCGATCGCGCGTCGCGTCCATGCTCGGAGGCTAACCCCGCTCAACTCGCGCACCTCGGCATATCTACCCACGGCGGCGGCTCGACGCTGACGGGATGCGACCGGTCGGCGCGGTCAGCGTCGCCGGTCCCTCGCTGCCGAGCATGAGGTCGGTCAGCGCGAACACGAGCGCGTCCACGCGGTCTGGCGAGAACTCGCTCGGCATCGTCGCCTCGTCCTGGTCGCCTTCGTGCTCGACGTGCTCGACGAGCCCCGGTTCCTCGTCGTCGTCGTCAGCAGGCGCGCCCGGCACCCAGTTGGTCATCTGCCATTCGAGCCCGGCGAGGTGCTCGCGCCCGACGTGCCGGACCTTGTGCTGTTCGTAGATGAGCACGACCGGCTCGGCGCGCAGTTGCTTGCCGCGGGACGCGTTGACGAACTTCACCGGGGGACGTCCCTCCGGGTGGTCGATCGTCCGCATGGCGAGCTTCACCTGCTCGCCCTGGAAGTTCTGCTCGGCGAGCAGCGCGTCGGCCTTCCACGTCCAGTAGGCGCTCGCTGCTGCGTTCGCCCACGCAGCGGGCCCGCCGCGGATCGAGTAGTCGGCGAGCACGTAGGCGAGCCCGTCCCAACCCTTCGCGGCCACGACGATGCCGCACTCGTCGTGCGTCGTGCCCCACGAGGGATCGACCGCGACGACGATCCGTCGCAGCCGCGGCAGCGCCTCGACGCCATCCTCGAAGCGGTCGGCCTCGATCATGTCGTCGGTCCAGAGCGCGCCTTCGACGTCGCCGAGCAACTCGCCGGCCAACTCCTGCCGGCCGAGCCGCGTGCCCTCGTAGGTGTCGAGGTAGCGCTGACGCACCTCCGGCGAGAGGTGCGGGTTGTCCCGCGTGTGGGCTCGACTGATCCGCGTCGTCGCCTTCTCGATCAGCTTGACGAGGTGCGCCCGGTTCTTCGGCGTCGTGCTCGCGATGATGCGCGGCGACGAGCCGAGACGGAGCCCCAGGTACATGTGGTTCCAGCACGCTCGGAGGTAGCGCCACGCGGCGAGTTCCTCGCACCACACGAAACAGCGGTTACCGCCAGCGCGCAGGCGCTCGACGTCCTGCCGCGTGTACGCGCCGAAGAGGCGAGCACGAGCGCCGTTCGGCCAGATGACGTTCGTCCCGCCCTTGGCGGTGCGCTCGACCACTGACGGGTTGTGAGCGAGCAGCCCGCTCGGCCCGTTGACGCACGCGTCGGAGGCGTCACCGAGCGTCGGCGCGACGATCGCCATGCGGTGCCCGCCCGGGATGCCCGGCACGCACGGCGGGCCCTTCGCGTGTTTGTCCATCTCGTGCGAGCAGGCGTCGGTCTTGCCTGTGCCGCGGCCGGCCATCAGCAGCCAGAGTTCCCACGGGTCCTCGAGCGGCGGCGGCACCTGGTGCGCCATCGGCTCCCACCGTGCGTGCGGCAGCCGGGCGATCACCGTCTCGATCAGCGCGACGTCGGCCTCGTCGAGCGTCGAGACGAACTCGGCGAGAGCGTCGGGGCTCATCGCCGCGATCAGATCGGCGAGGACGTCGAGCGGGTCGCCGGCCGGGACGGGTTCGAGGGTGCGGACGCGCGCCGGCACGGCGCTACTCGTCGTCTCCGAGCGCGTAGGCGACGAGCGCCAGCACGACCGCGAGCACGAGCAGCACGAGCAACTCGACGACCCAGAGCGGCGCTCTGATCGTCGTCGAGCCCACGGCGAGCAGTTCGACGACTGTCTCGCTGGCGGCGCTCACGAGCAGCAGCGCAGCGAGCACGAGCGGGACGAGCACCACCGGGTCGAGCAGCCAGTCGAGCGCTCTGTTCGAGAGCACTCGCACGATCCGCCAGACGTTCGAGAGCACGGCGCGCATGGCCGCAGTCTTACCCGCCGATGCCTCGGCGTTGCAGCCAGGCAGCCGTCCGCGGCCGGAACGTCACGCGCACACCGGCGCAGCAGATCGGGTCACCGCCGCGCGTCCCGAAGGCGAGATCGACGACGAGCGACGTCGCGTCGAACCAGTCGAGCAGCAGGTGCACGCCGAGCCCGTTGCCGCGCTCCGCGTGCGCCCAGCGCTCGACGACCCTCACCCGGCAGAGCGCCAGCGCGAGCCCTGCACGTGTCCGTGGAGGTCGCAGTCGCCGCAGCGGATCGACGGCTCGACCCACACCGCGCCGTCGTCGTCTCGACGCAGGACGTGCCGCGCGCCGCCGCGCCCCTTGTCGCGGTTCGGGCCGAGCACGAGCGCCGGCGCGGTCAGAACGCAGTGCGGAGCGACGTCGGGTCGCTCGCCGTGTCGCCGGTCGCACAGGTGCTTCACGGTCACCGCGTCGTCGGCGTAGAACCGCAGCTCGATCTCGTGGCCGCGGTGCTCTCCGACGACGACGCTCTCGACGAGGCCGTCGCTCGTGATCCCGTACTCGCGCAGCCGCGCCATCAGAGCCGGCCCTGCACGATGCGACGCCAGCGACCGCGCCGGTACTGCCAGTCGAGCGGGCTCGACGGGTCGCCGGTCGTGACGACCTGCCCGTCGCTCGGCGGCGCGCCCTTGTTGACGATGCGCGCCCAGCCCGAGAGCGCCTGTTGCACGTGCTCGTCGGGCTCGACGTCCTCGACCTCTGCGTCAGCCATCTCCGCTCCCGTCGTCGTCCTCGACCGCGGGCTGCGGCGCGCTCCCGCTCTGGAACGTCCGCAGCGCTTCGGCCAGTGCTGTCGCTCTCGTCTCGATCGGGATGGCCTCGCCGTCCGGGCCGCTGACCTCGATCCGTCGCCGGCCCCACTTGTCCGGGTGACGTCGTTCGAGTCGCCACGTGAGCGCGCCGAGATCCGGGTGCAGCGTCTCGACACGAGTCGTGCGCTCGACGACGTTCCCCTCGGCATCGACCTTCTCGGTCGTGATCGTTCTCGACAGTCCGCCGGCGGCGAGCTGATCGACCTTCGCGACGCTCTCGACCTCGCTCTCGGCTTCGGCCTGCGCTACTGCGTTGGCAAATGCGGCGCACGCCTGCTCGTGCTCGGTGAGCGTCGGCGGGTCGCTCTCGCCTCGTTCGGCTTTCACGAGCAGCGCGTTCGCGGCTGCGCCGACGCTGAGCCAGTCGTAGGCGGTGGTCTTGTGGACGCCGGCCATGGCGGCTGCCGCTTCGAGGTAGTTCCCGGCGCGCATCGCCTGCACGATGCGGTCGCCGCGGGTGACGTCAGCGCCGCCCTTGGTCTTGCCTACGACGTCGAGCAGCTTCGACGGTGCGCCCTGCGGCGCGGACTGCCCGACCGGGCTGCGGCGCGGTTTCTGACGTCCTCGCTTGGCTCGTGCGCCCTGGCTCGACGTCGAGCGCTTCTGGGGCGCTCTCTGGGCCGGTGAGCGTTTCGACGTCCCAGCGGCGCGCTTGCGGGCTGCGGGGCGCTCTGGGGGCGATTCTGGCGCCTCTCGTGTACGTCGCGTGGCCATCGCAGCAGGGTACGACGCGAACGAGCCCCCGACCGGGTGATCGGTCGAGGGCTCGTCGCCGGCGCTCGTGACCGGGGGCGGGACCCGGCGAGCGCTCGATCTACGTGCTCACCACGTCTCGCACGGTCCCGCGTCGAGCGCATGGTCGATCGAGCAGCCCGGCGTCGAGCACTCGCACGCCTCGTGCTCACGCCGGCCCGTGGCGTAGATGCGATCCCGCTGCTGCGCTGCACGAGCGCCGGCGCGGGCTGCTGCTGCGTCTCGACGCTGCTGCACGAGCGGCTCGACGCTCGTCTCGACGTCGTGAGCGACGCCATCGACGAACGCACGCGCCTGCGGTGCGAGAGCCCGCGAGACGAGCCAGCGACAGCGACCCGTCGCGAGAGCGCTCAGGCACGAGCGGCACGTGATCGCTCGACGAGCGACGTCGGGCTCGGAGTCGTGCCAGCGCTCGACGCTGTTCTCTGCGACGAACCGCCCGCCGCAGGCGAGCACGAACCCGCGCGGCGAGTCGAGCCAGCGAGCAGCGTGCACGACGTCAGAGCGATGGCGGGCGACCGCGTGCTCTGCGACACGAGCGCCCATCACGCACCCCCCGCCGCGTCCCAGAGCAGCGACGCGAGCCGCCGCGCCTCGTCGCGGTCGAGCACGACGTACCCGGCTCTGCTCCCACCCGGCGACGTCGAGTTCGACGCCGACGCGCAGAGCGACACCGGCGCCGACGCTCTCGACGTCAGCGAGCACCGTGCGGACCGGCCGGTA